GGACCCACTGGACCGACGGGACCCACTGGTGAAACAGGACCGACGGGACCTACAGGACCCACGGGTGAAACAGGACCCACGGGACCAACGGGACCAACGGGCGAAACAGGACCGACGGGACCGACGGGACCAACAGGACCAACAGGACCCACGGGTGAAACGGGACCTACCGGGCCAACAGGACCAACCGGATCCACAGGACCCACGGGACCAACGGGGCCAACCGGTGAAACAGGTCCAACTGGTCCAACAGGTCCAACTGGTCCAACGGGTATGGATGGTGACAGGTATAACACAAGAACTACAACCGATATATCATTTAACCCATCACCTGTTTTGAATGGAACTGTATCATTTATTGTAAGTAATAACCTAGCATATATAACAGGAAATTCAGTAATTATTATTGATTCTACGAATGCAAACAATAATTTCGAAGGATATATTTCTAGTTACAACAAACAAACAGGAGAGACAACTGTAAATAACATTAAAAATATACATGGTGAATTCGGTACGAGTCACAATGTAACATATAATATGAATTTAGATGGTATTGATGGTCCTACAGGGCCAACAGGTCCAACTGGACCAACTGGTCCAACTGGTATGGATGGAGATCGATATAACACAAGAACAACAACTGATATATCGTTTAATCCGGCACCTACGTTGAATGGTACAGTTTCAATTACAGTAGATCGAAATCTTGCATATATTACAGGAAATTCAGTTGTAATTGTTGATTCAACAAATGCAAACAATAATTTCGAAGGATATATTTCTAGTTACAATAAACAAACTGGATCAGCAGTGATATACAACATTAAAAATGTATATGGTGAGTTTGGAACAAGTCATAATGTCACGTATAATATGAATTTAGATGGAATTGATGGTCCAACGGGATCAACTGGACCAACAGGATCCACAGGACCTACAGGATCGACTGGTCCTACAGGGCCAACAGGGCCAACCGGTGAAACAGGGCCTACTGGACCCACAGGATCGACTGGTCCTACAGGGCCAACAGGACCCACCGGACCGACTGGTGAAACAGGTCCTACCGGACCAACTGGACCAACCGGTGAAACAGGCCCCACTGGGTCTACAGGACCTACAGGACCCACAGGATCGACTGGTCCTACAGGGCCAACAGGACCCACCGGACCTACCGGATCAACCGGATCAACCGGGCCTACTGGACCGACCGGACCTACCGGATCAACTGGAACAACCGGGCCCACTGGCCCAACAGGACCCACCGGATCAACCGGGCCCACTGGCCCAACAGGACCCACCGGATCAACAGGATCAACAGGACCAACAGGACCTACAGGACCTACAGGATCTACAGGACCTACAGGACCTACAGGACCTACAGGACCAAGTGGTCCAACTGGAGCAGTAGGACCAACGGGTGTAACTGGCCCGTCCCCCACATTTTCAACAACACTTCAGGATGCAAACCTAACAAACGGTAATTTCAACGGATTTACAACCAATGCATACTTCACAAGTACGCATTCTTGGGATTTTGATAATTATGACTACACTGTATTATTTGAATATAACCAAACGGTTTCCGTTGGAAACACACATCTACGTTATTCATGGTTCGATGATGTTACTGCAGAGAGGTATTGTTATTGGTCGATTGATATGATAGAAGGTGTACAAACTGTGAATGAAACTAATGAACCAATCATTTTATTTTTGAACGGAATTACTAGCTCTACTGGATCCATGGATATTCAGCATTATCTTAAGATAACATTTACGCGACCTAAGTTTTCAACAAACACAATCATTGGAACTGTTGAGCATACTTCAGTTGCGAGAGATTCAAATGGGTATCCAAATCGAACATACAAGTCACTTGGATCCATTGCGTATTCATCTGCAAGTGTTACATCTGGCGTATTATCATCGCGTTTAGTATTTTACAATGACGCGACTGGTGGAGCTGTTGCAAATAAAGGATATTGTAAAATAACGCGAAAACCTCGAGCAGAGACTGGAGGCGAGTTTCAGTCGATCGGATCTACTGGGCCGACTGGATCTGTTGGGCCCACTGGACCAGCCGGTGTAAATAGTATTACAAGTGTTACTTCAAGTGATAGCACAATAACCGCTACGACAACAAGCGGTGCTGTCAATGTAAGTATACCTGCGAATTTACAAACTGCAATTAGTATGTTTTATTCCACAACCTTTTCAACCAATGGATGGATCACATTCCCAACAACAATGGACCTGCGAAATTATGATTATGACTTTGATATTGAAGTGAAAAATATAAATTATTATACATGGACTTATTTTAAGTTTAACAATGCAACTAGTATTGATTTTGGATGTCAAGTGACATACATGGGTCTCAATCGAACAAGTGGCACAGATTCTACCGCTAGACGGTATTACGATTCTCGGGCGGTATGGCAAATGGTTCCTGGTAGTAGCAATTACTCAGTATCGTCTGGTACAAACAGTACAAGCTCAAGAAGCAATTACCGTATTATTTATCGATTGAGAGCATTGAGTCAAAATGAAATGCTTATGATTGCAACCAGTGATTATTACAATTATACTGATGCATGGGGTGCAGAACAAATATACGATGGTGCATTTTGTAATTGGATGAAGTTTCGAGTGAATTCAAATGGAGTAGCTGCGAATAATGCTACAAGATGGGCGCCATCTAATTTTCAAATCCGAATTGCCGACGGAAGTGGTACAGAGACAATATCCTCAACATCTAACTTAACGATAACTCAAGTTAAGAAACATTATAGTTAATTAGTTCAATCTAAAGACATAAAATATATTATTATTACATACATACATAATTTATCACCGCAATATCTATCTAATATGTCGATGTCTGGTTTTATTACTGATAAAGGAGCACATGTTCACATGTTTCCAATTACAATCACACTGGGAAAATCTGCGTCTTTTCGTTGTATTATTTATACGGAAAATCCGAAGGATTGTATTCATCAAAACTATTATTTAGAAGGTTCTGATTATACAAACTGGGGAGCTGATGATGACTACATAAAAAACTGGATATGTGATAAAGAACCGTATATTGGGAGACCAGTACCAGATCAAATATAAATAATCGTTAAAAAAGTAGAGATTATTTCATTTTATTTACACAAATGAAATAATGCATAGCACAAATATTAACTAATCTCATTTTATAAAATGACCGATTATTCGAATCAGAATATAACAGGAACCAACCTTACGAGTGCGGATTTAAGCGGAGCAAACTTCACAAACACAAACGCAACAAGTGTGAATTTTACGAATGCGAATATAACGAATGCAAACTTTACAAATACATTGATCACTAGTGCAACTCTTACCGGAATTACGTTCAGTAACGTTCAAAAGGGCCAACTGCTTCTTCGTGCAGCAAATATAACTAATTCCGCAGTAAATAACTTGTCGAGTCTTACCATTTCGGAACTACGAAGGGTACAATCCGCAATCTCATTACGCAGCTTGAATTTAATTCAGACTATCACTGTTGCAATTCCAAATAGTGGAGGTGGAGGTTATACAGTAACCATTACACCGTCATTAACACAAGCTGTGTGTATTTTTGTTGCAGTAAATCAGAACATCGTGTTATCTTCTTCAAGTGTAAATGTCAGAACAATACGTAACAATGGAACAGTTATTCAAGATATGGATAGTTCATCTGCAACTATAACTCATTTAAAAATAGGAACAGTCCCTTATAGTATTTCAGTTGGTAACGGGAATGGTGTAATTTTACTTGTACCAATCAATATGAATATGCTCAAAGTAAACGAAACTGGTGTTTCTGACATATTATCATTGAATACAACAAACACTGTTCATAATTTATATTGGGGAAATGGTTCTAGTACAACATCCAAAGTATTATTTAGTCTAGGAACAAGTTATGATTTACGGTATTATAAATTACGATGTATGGCAAGAATACGAACAAATTATACGTTTCAATATCCTTTATTGGTATTCAACCAAACACATAGTTTTCCGTCTTATAATAATTATACAAATGAAATGTCATCAAATCAAGGATTATATCAAAGCACACAAGGTTACAATAGTGGAAATAATGGATTCGGGAATGTAGTTCATTATGAATATCAAGATCGTTCAATGTGTTTTATGACGATTCCTCCTCCAAACAATGTAAACGTAGAATATTTTTTCATATTAAATTTTGAAATTGATTCAGCTGGTTATGATACAGCAGCAAATGTGCAACGACAGTTAGTAGCAAAAGGTAGTTGGACAATGGTTTCAAAAACGATTGGTCAGCTCGCAGATTATAAATATACGGCTACATTTGAACGTTCATGTGACGAAACGAGTATTAGTCGTATTGGTTTTTGCGGATACAATAATGAGTCAACCGCAATTAAATCGTGTGACTTACGTGTAGAAGTTGTTCCATTAGGTTCGTACACAACCCAGTCAAGTAATATAGTTTAAACTATTCCGGATAAATTCTATATTTCATATATATATTACAATGCTACTTAAAAAGATGTTAGGAACAGTAGAAGGTCCGATTATTGACCTTCAGACTATATACATTGATCCATGTAATTCAGCAACAATACGATATTCTCTTTCTTCAAATACTGGTCCGACCAGCTATGAATACATTATGGATGGTGAGCAATATGCTCGATGGGGAAATGATGACACGATTATTTTTCACCTATTATGTGCACGCCACAATCTTACCTATAAACCATATCAAGAGCCCGAATTTTTTGAGGAGGTGTTGGTTTGGCGCGATGAAACCAGCGGAGAAATAAAATCAGAAATTATCCGAAAACCGAATCCAAAATATATTCCCCCAAATCCATAAACATATATAAACATAAACTTTATTAATCATTATACAATTCCCGATTATTTCAAGGAAGCGTGCACCGTAATTGTATAATGAATACTTCGTATCAATCGAATACACGTGCCGCTGAGCATCCACAACTCCTCGAAGGTTTAAATAATGCAATTGCAGAATACCATCTCATCGAGGGTGGGTCATTTCAAATTAAGGCACAAGTTAACCGTCTTCGCGAACTCGTCGCCAAACGCCAGCCCAAATCGATCATGGAGATCGGTTTTAATGGTGGACATTCTGCGCTGTTATTTCTCTCGATCACGCCTCCTGAGACCAAGATTGTTAGCTTCGATTTAGGCGAGTATGCGTATGTCTTTGCGGCAAAGCGATACATTGACTCGGTTTTTCCTGGGAGACACACTCTCGTAACGGGTGATAGTACAACGACCATCCCGAATTATGAAGAGCAGGTTGCACATCGACTGAAGAACACTGAGACCGCGCCACCATTGAAATTCGACTTGATTTTCATTGATGGTGGTCACCAAGACGATATTCCTCTGAAAGACATTCTCAATTCACAGCGTCTCGCACGAGATGACCGTACGATTGTTGCGATCGATGATATTTGCCGTAGTCAGGCGCGTCATGCACATTATACCGTAGAGCCAACGAAAGCATGGGACCAAATGGTGGTCACTGGTGTCATTACAGAACACGGTTTCGATGATTATTATGAAATCATGACGAGTGAGAATAATTCTGAAGCGCAAAGTTGTAAAGCGCGTGGTATGGCGTGGGGTCAGTACTCTTTACTGCCAGGTGCGGATGAGGAGGGCGGTTCTTCCGCAGAAGGAGACGCCGCAGTCACTGCTGCAAAGTCAGATCCAACACCTGCATTCAAGAAGCTCCGCTATAACTACTATCAAAATAGTTGTAAATTTATGGATCGAAACCAAATGCTCCAAGAGATACATAACCAGCATCATCATACAAAGGAATTGGAGAAATTAATCGCAGTCGCAGATATGTATCTCGAGTATTTTCCAACCTACAACAAACGTGATAGTAACTTTGTGAAATTTTATAGAGCATGTGCAAATTTCACGATTAATCCGTTGTTGGCGATCAAACAGTTCGAAGAAATCGTAGATACACCATCACCTCCGCCGAATGATCCGAATGGGTTCAACAACAGTGAATCTGAACTTCCTGATAGTATCAAAAATGCGTCGATTGCGAATATCGGAATGTTGTATGGGGAGGATCCGTGTTCGAGTATCCCGAAGATCATCCATCTTCTCTATTTCGGAGAAACGGAGTTCTACAATTTCCATCATCGCTGCGTACATTCCATGTTACAATATATGCCGGATTATGAAATCCGAATTTATAATGCGAAAGAACCTGTTGGAAATGCGTTTTGGGATGATATCAAACAGCAGAAGCGCGTAAGTATCCATAAGATGGACCCGCCTGTGTTTTTTGATGGTTTCGAATTGAAGCATTTTCAGTACAAGGCGGATGTGGTTCGTCTCGAGCTTTTATACGAGCATGGTGGCGTTTATTTGGACCTGGATATGCTCATTACACGTCCATTTCATGAAGTGTTTTCATCTGGACATTCCTTTTATATCAGTGAAGAGCGCACAAATGGTGCTGGAAATGGCGCATTAATCAACGCATTCTTGGCAGCAAAACCGAAGAATGAGTTCGTGAAGTTATGGTTGAATGAATTCAAATCCGGACTTCGTCTTGGAATATGGGCAACACATATTCGCGACTCCAATAAGAAGCTTCTGATTGATCACCCTCATTATATCCATAAGTATCGTATTCGAATCCTAGACGGAAAGCATTTTATGGCGCTTCACTGGCAGGATACGGTTGCGTTCATTCATTCCGAGACAATGCCTTATGAGTTTCAGGCCGAGTCCTATGGAACGCATCTTTGGGAAACAATTCTAGGTGATGTCATGAAGAAGAATGAATTTCTCCATAAGCAAAAGATGGAACTGACCATATACAATTCTAGAACGTCACCTTTTTACGCGGGGAAGGATAGAGATGCTGTATTGGCAGCAGCCGCCATGTCTGCCGCACTACACGGTCAGAACCGGACAACAACAACCACCTCGGAGGATACTGTAGATGATGATCTTACGATTTATCCGGAGTATTATCACGACTACCGAAATGATCAATATGTGGACAAATATATCACAAAAGGAAAGCATGGTGGTTACTTCATTGAAATCGGTGCTGGTGATGGAGAAACCAACTCTTCATGTTACTTTTTCGAGAGATACCGTGAATGGCGTGGAGTGGCAGTAGAACCCGCCAAGGTTTACCATGACAAGCTTCGCGGATGCCGTGCATCATGGGTGGCAGCAGCAGTGAGTAATGTGACTTCATCCATTACAAACGGTAGTGGCCGTGGAGCGATTTTCTATGAATCTGCCAAACCGGCGTTAAGTGGGTTGAAAGGTACACTTGAAAACAACAAGGAAGGGGGTGAATGGACACGAACGGATATGAAATCGTATAAGGTAGATACAATTACACTTTACGATATGTGCTGCCAACAATCGGCACCAGACCATATTGATTACTGCGCGATTGATTGTGAAGGTGGCGAATACGAAATTCTCTCGACATACTTTGAAGAAAACCAGGCAACCGCGACAGCTGGCGACAATGAAGTCGGCGCGAATATTGGCCTGGTAGTGACAAATAAGGTGTTTCAAATCGACTTCTTTAGTATTGAAGTAACATCCGACAAGATGTATGCTAAGATTCGTGATTTGATGAAGAAACATCAATACGAAGAGGCGATCAACCCATATCTCTCGGTGATCCAACCAAATCAGGCAGCGTCAAATACGCAGAAGGCGTACTTCAAATACAAAGGAACTGGAGCTACGAATTCGCCATTGTTATCGGATCGTTCACTTTCGTCAATTTCATCGGGTGCCAATGCAACTCCTCAAGCGGTTCATACTCCCCCGTCTTCCCCAGAAGTATCTCCATCAAAGCCGGTCAATGCTTCATTTCTGCTGCGTCCACCTTTTGCAGAAGAGGTCGTCGCAATCTGTTTAGAAGAGCGTCCGGAGAGAACGAAATACGTGAGTAATGAGTTACTTTCGCATGGGATTCGTCACTCACTATTGATGAACAAGATAAATACAGAGGATACGAAGATCGGGTGTTTTCGATCTCATATCAAAGCGATTCAGTATGCATATAGTAGAAATCTCTCATCAGTGATGATTGTTGAGGATGATATTGTCATTCGCGATAATATTCATGAACTCGCAAACCTAGCAATGCCGGATGGTGGAAACTGGGATATCTTATACCTCGGCGGTATTCTCACCAAATATGACGGTATGGATGCTTCGCGTAAGTGGGTGAATGGAACGATCTGGTGTAATCATGCATACATTGTGAAACAACACATGTTCAAACCGATTCTGGATTTCGTCGAATCGTTTCCCAACCTCGCCGAATTGGAAAAGAAGAACATCGATTTCATGTACACGGAGTACATCCAGCCCAAATACAAGTGCTGGTTGGCGAATGAACAGTATATCATTCAGAAGGAAGGATATAGTGAGATTGATGGTCGTGTGAAGTGGGCAAATGGATTTGACTGGAACACCTTTTCAATGAAGGTGATTTAATCTTCTGATGGGGATGGGGGTGGAGGTGAAGGTGGAGGTGGAAGTTTCACAGTCTGAAAATCTGTGCGATGAATATCATTCTGAGCATGACTCGGTTCTCGCACCATCTCGAAACCCGCTTGATAAAATGGGTGTGGAAAACGATCATATGCGTCAATATACCCGCGAAAATCCATTTCAAGAAGCCACATGTCGAGAGGTGTTTTCATAAAAAGTGCTGTATCTGATTCTACAGCTTCTAATAATCGTTTCGCACCGCGTTTACTTACAAGGTATGCACCCGCGGTGCGAAATAGTGGCGTAAACCAAACATTCCGGGTTCCATGAATCACTGCTGGGGTAAGATTTCGGCGTTGATAGATCCCGAACGTAGTTGCTGGAATCGTTGTTCGAGAGATTGGATCGGTGGTATGAAAATAACGATCGAGAGAATCCTTTCGCGGAGATTGGAATGCAAAATAGGGTGATGTTGCGCCTTCGATATCATAGTCGGGCGTCCATTGACCTCCGACATACATAACATCCCAACGCGGATTCGTTGCATTTAAACCAGCAAGTGTGCTTCTCATTTGATCCAGTGACCTTTCAGTGAACATGACGTCGTCTTCAAATACAAGTAAAATATCCGACCTTGGTTGCTGGGCGTGTGACTTCCAGAGTGAATAATGACTTAACGAACATCCAACTTCACCAAGAACACGGGATTTATCACGGATTGTGTCCAGTAAATCAGGAAACTCTGAATAATGTTGCGAGAGATTGAGTCCGTCGATCGCGGGAAACCGGCGATAATAACCGCGGTCATTGTTTCCAATCGAACCAAACCCTTCATGTAATGGTCCGTTTGAAAACGGCATATTAAATCCAGAAATATCGAACGACATGGGTCGAAAAAGGAACGGAATATTTTTGTATAAATATGACATACGATCTGGTCTACGATCGAGATTTATCACTGCAATATCCAGTTTTTCTAACATAAAATTCGCGATAATTTTTATACACCCGATAATAAACAGTATCTTCATTTCGATTTATACCATTTCATCCTATGTGCGAAACACCCCCTATTTTGGTTTTTATATCCATTTATAATATCGACTGACATTCTCTTTTATTTAGGAAAACGACTTAAGCGGTTATCTTGTAACTGAATTACCCATACCGTCTGTAAACTCGCCTGAATTATCGTCAAACATTATTTTATTCCATTCCATTCATTATGTCAACTATAATTGAACCTTCTGTTCCCGTGAATGACCAACCGATCCCTGCCGCTGTCGTGTCATCTCCTGCAGTGTCTGCTTCTCCCGCATTAAAACCAGTTGTGGTAGAACCATTATTAGAAGAAGACCAAAACCGGTTTGTCTTGTTTCCAATCAAAGACCATGCGATTTGGAACATGTATAAAAAGCAAGTGGATTGCTTCTGGCGCGCAGAAGAAGTTGATCTTACCAAAGATGTCGTGCACTGGAATTCACTTCATGATGACGAGAGATATTTTATATCAATGATTCTCGCCTTTTTCGCCGCAAGTGATGGAATCGTTATGGAGAATCTGGCGCAACGATTTATGAGCGAAGTGCAACTGGCCGAAGCTCGCGCCTTTTACGGATTTCAGATTGCCATGGAGAATATTCATTCACAAATGTATAGTATTCTTATTGATACATACATCAAGGATACTACTGAAAAGGATCGACTATTCAATGCAATCCAGACGTTTCCTTGTATCAAGAAGAAAGCAGATTGGGCGTTGAAATGGATCGGCGACAAGCGAAGTACATTTCAGACGCGTCTTGTTGCGTTTGCATGCGTTGAAGGAATTTTCTTTTCTGGCGCATTTTGTTCTATTTACTGGCTGAAGAAGCGTGGGCTTATGCCGGGATTGACATTCAGCAATGAACTCATCTCTCGCGATGAGGCACTTCATACCGAGTTTGCGGTCTTATTGTATACGAAGATGGTGAAGAAGATACAACGTCATCGTGTCTATGAAATCGTGAAAGATGCAGTTGAAATCGAGAAGGAGTTTATTTCAGAGGCGCTTCCTTGTCGTTTGATTGGAATGAATGCAAAATTAATGTGTCAGTATATCGAGTTTGTAGCTGACCGCCTGGTGTTACAACTTGGTTATGATAAAATCTATAATGCGACAAATCCATTTGATTTTATGGAAATGATTAGTCTTGCAGGAAAGACTAACTTCTTCGAGCGTAGAGTGGGAGAGTATGCGCTTGCGGAAAAGAAAGTTGCTGATACGGTGTTTGAATTCAATGCTGAGTTCTAGTTATAGCTTCGTTACATGAACAATGCCCTCATACCAAATCGTCGCTGCGCCTGTAAACCGGTAGTCGGGGTTGGCATCATGGACCCATTATTTCCCATCCCCATATTTCCCATCTGTCTTGGAATAGGTACTGGTGGTGCTACAGGTTTTGGTACTGGCAAGGCGTACTGATTCTTTAATTGTTGAATATTTTGAACCGCCTTCAAAGGTGAAACTTTGATGTTTGTTAGTTTATCTAGCGTTTCTTCTTCGAATTGAAGTTGTGAATACGATAAATATGAATCGAATGTGAAAACATCGATCATATGGGTATCTTCATACATTTTAAAGGCGAGATTTGATATTTTATTTAATCCATCTTGATTGTTTGGAAGTAATGCTGTTGCCATTTCATCACGACAGATCAGCCGTTTTAACCCATCTGCAAATTGAAGAATGTTCTGGTTTCCTAATTCAAAAAAATTACTTCGGTCAATTACAAGACCGAATTCTTTGACGCGGCGTTGAATCAAATTGTCTTCACCACCCCATGCCCAGAAATTAGGGAATCCGTTGATTCTCTCGAAATCCACACCGCGAATCGAAAAAATACCGCCAAGCGCAAAACGAAATCCGTAGAAGTGTTTGACCACTCCAAAATCAGTATAATAGTTCAATACATTTTTGTCATATGGTAGCGTATCAACATCGTTGAATATAAATATGATGTTTTTGTAGTCGTTGGGATATTTATCTTTCAATGCTAAAAAACCAATATTTTTCATTCCACCACGGTTGAATGGACGTTTGTCTGCTTGATGGATAAAGAAATAGGTCCAATCTTCAGGAGGGACATCCGCCATAACTTTATGAATGTATGTACTAAAAAATACCCGATGTGGTTCACGATCACGATACGGAACAATAAAGACGAATTTTGGAACAACCGGATTCATCTACAGTAGTATTATGATAAAATGGTATAATATCATAATACAATAAAATAACGACATTGTAACGCTTAGCTTATTCGCTTATCACAATATCTATTTACGGAGTCGTTGTCGCCGTTACAGCGATGGGTTGTGGTGCATACTTTGCAAGGATCATTTTTGGGATGAGTTTGTCGCGCATATCGTAAAGTTTCTTATAACACTTGTTGATGGTCACTTCGCTCATATCACTCACACGGTTCACGTCTTTTTTCGTAATGGAAAGATGACACATACACGCGACGAAGTAAATAATTCCGGATGCGATACTGTGCGGCGTGTTTTCAGGAATCAAATTCTGTTTCTCAATCATCACAGCGATAAACTGACACAATTTGGTTAGTTCATCGTTGATTGCGAGACGACTGCAATATCTCTCGATAAATGCTTCCGGCTTCGTCTTACAGAAGTTCGTTTTCTCTGAATTGTCTAAATTGGATTCAAGTTCATTGATGATACTAACGGCATTCTTGCATCCTTTGGTAGCACTAGTATTGTCCAAATTGAAGATACTTGCGATCTCTTTGGGTGTGCGTGGGCAGTTGTGTATTTTACATGCAATATAGATCGACGCACCAACTACGCCATCACGATTAAGACTTCGAAATGTTTTGTGCTCGGAGATTCGTTTGTGTACACGAAGTGCTTCGTCGATGATCATCTTGGAAATCCCCTTGTTTTGTGCAAGTGTGGTGATTTTCTGGAACATATCGTATTGTGCCTTCTCTCGATACGGCATGGATTGCCACTCTGTATAACGTCGGATCTTCAACATGTCTTGAGAGTAGGACCCGCCTTCGCACATAACTTTACATCCGTACGATGACTCTTTGAGGAGTGGATTCACCGGCATTCCGCAACGCGTGGGATCGTTATTCTGATTGTCATCTGCGCCATAGTAACGCCATTCTGCGCTTTGATCGAGAGATTCGTCTTTATACAGAATACTACATGCTGGATTCTTGCATGTGAGAAACCCGTCATCTGTGAGAACAACCTCGCTTGAGCACACTTCACAATTCTCTCGGATGCCTGATTTACGATAGAGACATTCTACATCAATATCGGGTTTGATGAATAGCGCTGATATCTTTTTGGATGAAGGATATGGAGTCTTCTCTTCTTCGACTGTTTCTATATTGACTGATGTCTGACCAGGATTCGACGACATCTGTTTTGGCGAATTTTGTATAACATCCGGAATATTCATTTTTTGTTCTTCGAGTAACTCTGGAGTGAAGTCTTGTTCTATTTTTGCCCAGATACTCTCATCGTGAAGTGATCGCTTATTTCGTTTGGTTTCATGTACCTTTGTAGTTGAAGAGTGATGACCTGCTGCGCGATAATGACGAGTCATCGCAAAGGGTGACGACGACGACGACGACGATGTATGCGTTAATTGAGATGCGGGTATAAACACACCATGACACGAGTTTAAGTTAGAAGTCATTATTGAAACGGGTAACTGTAGATCTTTATGTGTTTGGTCGTGTTTATCCACTCTTTAAATAAAATATATATTGATATCTTTATATCAATTTTATCGTTTTCATTCCCCCCACACCGCGTCCGTCTTGAGTGAATTATAATCTATGATAATAACAAGGAAACCGAATCCATATGGGTAACAATGTATCAACATCATCATCCTCAAATATGGACGAGTTACGAGAGATGGCGCTTAAATTGGATTTGTATGCACAACGTATTATTTTGAAAGAAGTGAAGTTTAATTCGACACTAGGTGATAGCGGAAAATGCGAAAAGTTGATTATCATTACAAGTGAAGTACTGAATCGACTACCGTTTCGGTTGATTTCGTATATTGATCGTCGTCACAAGTTGTTTTCAGAGAAATATGAACCGATAAACGCCATGGATCGTGCTCTTCTTATAAATACGAATCCTGAAATTCTAAAAGAAAGCAAACTGGATGAACAAAACGTATTTAGAAAAAGACAAATGTGCGTTGGAATCGCGCGATTTTATGTGCAGATCGGTAACTTATTCAATGCGATCATGTCAACCATGCGGCCCTATAATTACGAATATCTGCAAAAAAATATGCCAGACAACTTTTACGATATGCTGACATTTGGTTTGCTCGATGGACCCGATGTTCGAAACAAAGAAAAATCAAAGTACGAAACATATAATATGGCTGGCTTTACACGCAGGCAAAATGATATGAAAGATAAGTTAAAACGAATGATGACCGTCGGCCAAGGAGATATGAAAATAACGCCAGGAAGTGGTGTATGTTCGATTACAAATGACATGAAAGCAATCAAAACAACTCCGATGTCGATGACAACAAGCGCATCAACTACATCTCAGAATAAGATAAAACCGTCGATTTTTGCCATGTTGGAAGAATTATATTTTGATATTTTCCATAATGCTTCTGAGGTGAATACGAATACTCCGCAATTTATCGCGATGAGTGAACGAATGAAGAATAAAATATATTTGCGTGATGTGCGTGAAATATACCGAATTGTTACTGGAGGTAAAGAACCCGGTGAAGAAATTCGAACATTCGCCGATGTATCACAGTATATCAATGATAATAATATTATCAATCAATGGTGCGAAAAAAACCGTACATTAGAGATCAATGTCAACGATGCGATGCGATACAATCCTGTTTTTGTGAAATATGTCAATCATATTCAGTTGATGAACTACAAAATTACAAAACATCGCAACGGGATCGTGAAACTATTAGACCGGGTATTCGTGATTATGAAACAGAATGAAGATGTATTGCATGAAATCGAAGAAGACTGGGCGAAAGGTAACTTCAAACGAAATCTGGGATTTGAACAGGATGATCAGTATTCACGCGACTTTTTTCGCCTGAACTTGAAATACAACTTTTTCATCAATCCGAACCTCACTGACGCAGATTTACAAATGATTACCAATGAAGCAAGGAGTCGAATCGTTCGATTGTATGCAGAAAGTTACCGGTTTTTCTTAGCTGGTTTTCAAATTCTGCAAGAGTTACAGGAATCACTCGGGTTAGAAGCACTCGTTCAAACAAAAGAAATGGCGAAAAAGGAGACCGAAAATCTTATGTCAAATGCAAATAACAATAACAATAATAACAATAACAATAACAATACCAACGACAAAATGAAGAGGTTTGATCCATGGGCGCACCGAATTTTACCACAACATCGGGAATTTTCCGATGAAATATACGGCGAAATCAAAGAAGGCAATATTGCAAAGAAGTATCGTGATATTTATACAAATCTGTACAATACAGCAAATACAACAAACGACTCAGCTGTAAAATCCAATATGACAAACAGTCTGAAAACATTAAATGCGTATATGGTGAATAATATATTGAAAAATCCGTCAGATATCAATGATGAAATCCGAAATAATATATTAGCTGAAATGGATAAGTATGTTCCAGCAAAGAATGACGGTAAAAATCCAGGAGGTGTATCTCCCAATCAAGAAGTATTACAAGCTTCCGCATAATAATTATTGAAGCCGGTTCTCTAATTTTTGAAAATACTCCTGATTGTATACTAGGTTTCCAGTAGGACGATAAGTATCGGTTGGTTTGTATTCCTTTTTGTCTCCTCCGGCTCCTGCAGCTGCACCACCATTCGCACCAGGGTCGCCGCGCTGGTTGTATAGTAGTGTATTTGCATCTTCAGGGGTTCTCGCAGCCGCACCACCACCGCCGCTGCCCATCCCAGCACCGTCATTGTATTTTATGACTTTTCCTTCGGAATCATATAATATCGGACGACCAAACTCGTCAATCGCTGTTCCAGTCTTCTTTTTGAACTCTGTACGAACATAATTCGGCACGTAATGATGCCATGATATCAGCAACAAATTTGGGTGTGTATACCGCACCATAAAGTTATTCTCTTGCAATTTATCTACGATATACGCAATACAACCTGCATGATCATAATTCGCAACACCAAGAATAATTTCAGGCACAACATACCAGCAGAATTGTTGGTTGCATTTCTGACGCGAGGTCAATTTTATTTTTTCATGTATTCGTGTAAGTATTTTATTGTAGGTGAAAAGTTTGTTTTTGTCTTGTTCTTTCTTTTTCTCATACAACTCATCTAAATTGATTTTTTCGACGTTTTCGACATTATCACCTGCAAATTTGAATAAGTCGTCCATCTTTATTTTTCTGCGTAGTAGTGTATGGTATGTAATCACAATAGAAAATAATGAACTTTGGATTACGCAAACAATAATAAATAAATCGTTTGATTCTCTTTATAAACATACGAACATATCATAATAACGCTATTCGAAGTGGTATAATGGCTGAATCCGACCCAACAATCAAACATTTAGTTATTTCATCAGGGGGGCCTGCTGGTCACATGATGTATAGTATTCTTCGTACATTGAATGTCAAAGGGATATGGAATATGAAAGATATCAAAACCATTTATGGGTCTTCAATTGGTTCTTATATTGCCATAATCCTAGCATTGCGTTATGAATGGGAGGTTATGGACGATTATCTTATCAAGCGTCCTTGGGAGAAAATATTTACTTCGTCGTCGTCGTCATCGTCGTCAAGTGGATCTTCTGCAAGTAATATCGAATTCAAAGAACATTTATCAGGGTCATCGATCGCAGATGCTAAAAATAAATTGGAACACATCTTTAAACTGTACAATAACCACGGCTTGTATGGGCTCAAAGAGTTTACGGAAACCCTTCGTCCAGCTCTTCAAGGAAAAGATATGGCAACGACTATTACATTCAAGGAGTTTTATGATCGAACTGGTATAGAGATCCATTTCATGGTGACGGAAATGAACAAGTTTCAGATCGTCGATTTCAGTTATAAAACACATCCAAATCAGTCGTTGGTCGAAGCGTGTTATATGAGTTGTACGTATCCATTTGGATTCGCACCAATTTATCGTGATGGTTGTTGTTACCTCGATGGTGGTATTATCAACGATTACCCTGTGAATGAATGCATTCGCGATCAAAAATGCGGATTAGCAGAAATACTCGGTGTAAAAGTGATATGGGAAAAAAAGCCTACAAAAATAACAGAGAAGTCTTCGTTGTTGCAGTTTATTTATACATTTTTCAACCAAATCAATAGTAATTTTTATGAAAATCGCCATACAAAGCCGATTCCGAATGAAGTTGTTTGTGTGTCGAAAGTCTTCTCGATTAAGGATTGGATGAACTGGGTGAAGGATGAGAATTATCGACGCGAGCTGGTATTGCGAGGAGAAACATTTGCGAATGTGTTTTTGTCTTACCGTCGAAATTTCAGAGATACGGTATCGACGTCGAATAACGAAGTTGAAGAACCAACAACTTCTCCGGAAACAGTTACGTCATTAACTGGTCTAATCGATGATTCAGAACAACCTTCTACAACAGATCGTGAGGCATCGCCGTCATCTGGTGAATCGATTCAATATGAAATTCGTAGTGATGATATGACAATGATGTAAAGACATTATTCATTTATAATCTGGCTAAATGAATAATGAATAATGACAATTTATGCAGATGCCAACATCGTCTCAAGGAACTCGACAATCTTCTCTGTTTCGGGTTTCGCGTCATATTCGAATACCTGACCGTCCTTCACAAGCTTAATCGTAGGGTAACCTTCAATCTTGAACTTGTCTGCTAACTCTGGTTCCGCCTCACAGTCTACCGTCTTAAAAACAACAGTGTAACCATTTAACTCTTTCGTTTTTGAAACAGTTTCCGCCTCATCGAAGATTGGTTTGGCTTGCTTGCAATGAGGGCACCAGTCAACCTTGAATAAGTAAAGCTGCGCTACCTTGTCGTCGTTTGCACCAATACCATCCGGTGCAGCAGTGACACCTTGTGAATCACTGAAGAATTTATTCATACCAGGAATCATATCGTTTTTAATCATGTAGTAAAGAAGACCGCCGAGTGCGGCAACAATGACAAGTACGATAATAATCGTTTTTGCATTTCCAGAAATCGCCGAAGTAATCGATGACATCGTTGATGAAGCTGACTCTGTAACTGATGCGGTTGCTGATGAAACTGCCTCTGCCATTTACTAATGTATTGTTATATTATAATACAATGATGATTAATATGGAGAATAAACGAATAAAAACAATATGAAAACATCTCGCGATGTATATACAGAAGGGTAACGTACCATTAAGGATTAGAATCATGATTTTTCGCGATAAACATAATGGCACTTTACTAAATATTCGAAGGGATGATTTCATCAATGATCGAAAATATTTTCAAGAAATTATTAGAATTGCAAGTGAAGCCGCAGGTGAAACGCCTCGATATTCATGTCCGTTCGGTGACTTCATGGATCATATTGGGTTTGGGAATAGTGACAAACATACGTGAATGCGGCAAAGGCGGCGGCAGCGGTGGCGACGACGAGTGCCGTTATAATCGAACTACCACAACACCTAAAACCATAATAAAAAGAATAAACCCGGCGGTTATAAAAAAGTTGAATTTGAGGTCAGGGAACATGTCAGTATCAAGAATACCGCTTGTTTTCATGACAGGCTGAACCGCTTCAAATAGAATTGCGGATGTTCCGATAAGTAACCCTACAATAATGAGTTTCATCACGACCGATGTAATCGACCCTGATTTTACAGATAACGGACTCACAAAAAACAATAGAATAAGAAATAATGATATACCTAAAAGTGTGCAGGAATATTTCGTTTTCTCGCTGTATTGTGAGATATAGTTTGTTGGGTCTTCAAGAATAGATGTTGATTCTGACATAGTGAAATAAGAATGTTAATCTACAAATCTTATATATACCGCCTACTATTTATAATAGAAAATTTTAATATCTCATTCTTACTGCCCAAAATGGATAGTTAATACCTGAATTTTCCCAATCATTTTCGAAATACGTTTCATCAAATGCGGACCTTTCTGTACCGTGTAACTTGCGAATGACCGAAAATAAGCTTTGGTCATGTCGATTTTCGATAAATGTGGGATCATTTGGAATAGAACTAGGTGAGTCGTCGGGTAGATGATAATTACAAGAATCCTCGTACCATCGGTTGATGATGTCGATTGTGTGTTGGCATTTTCTTAAAATGTATATACCACTTATTAATTGTCCTGTTTCAAGTATATCAGGTCGATTTGCATTGTAATATTCGAATATGTCCATTTTTGTCCATGTTTTTTCTAAATGTTCTATCATTTGAATTGAAAAGTTCGCATATTTACTTTGGTTCACGATATCAAAGTATTCCAGTAATCGCGGTTTTCCGTGTGGATTGATTTTACAACCGGCATCGAGATATACGACAATGTCGTTCTCCGCCATCAATTCTAGTGTTTTCTTTGTGAGATACGACTTCCATATCCAATAACCGTAACCTCGTTGATTAGATAATATGGATTCTTTGTGCTTATTCCAGAATTCTTCGTCCTTCATAATGTCTTCTTCCGTATAACCGATAATACGATCGAATACACCGATTTCATCTGCTTCGCGACAAATGCGCTTGACTGCATTGTGATAATTTTCGGTCGGTGCACCAAATGTCATGAACCATTTTCGCTGTTGACCTATTTCTTGGTTGTCCATTGTGATTAGACTGAGGTATGAAAATTTAATATTGGTGTAGTATAATATAGTATATTCAAATATACCTAGACGCGTTTAATTTGTTTATTGGCATACTTGGAACGATAAGATGCCAAAGACACGTAAACAAAAGATATCCGTCGCATATCGGGCAAAGTTATTAAGTGGAGGACGTAGTCGAATCGCCACACGTTCACGACGTGGCACTGGCAGTCGTATTGATGTTCTTGGTGCAGTGCCACGTATTCCGCATCACAGGACGAAAAAAGTAAGAGCATTTACCAAGAAGGATTTTAACAGCGGGGACGGAATGCTTACGACGGTGTGGGGGCCGAGTATGTGGCACTTTCTGCACACAATGAGTTTCAATTATCCAGTCAACCCCACACAAGAACAGAAGAAGCACTATATGGATTTTATACTGAATTTAAGGAATGTTCTGCCCTGCAAATATTGCCGAATGAATTTGACAAATAATTTAGCGACACGACCGCTGAAAATGTGTCATATGGAAAGTCGCGAAACATTCTCGCGTTTTGTTTATGACCTTCATGAGACAGTGAATAAACTACTGGGGAAGAATTCTGGATTGTCGTATTGCGATGTGCGCGAGAGATACGAACATTTCCGATCAAGGTGTACCCAGGATGCACCGAAAGTATTCGACTTTAAGAAGTTTTACCGGGGGAAAATGGGGAAGAATGGCGAACATGAAAAGGGGTGCACGGAACCTTTGTACGGGAAGAAGGCGAAATGCGTGATTTCGATTGTTCCGCAAGAGGTGAAAGTGCCGACATTTAGCGTGGATGATCAGTGTATCAAGAAAAGGGGGGAGATGGTGGAGAAGGAGTAAATTATTGTGTAGTGATAGTATATAGATATTATTGGTGTAGGATAATGAGTGGTAGTGCTAGAGGAGGAGATGTCAACCCAAATAGTAAGCTTCCAGATGAAACAGACGAAGAATTTAGACGCCGTAACCCTGCTGCTGCTGCTGCTGCTGCTGCTGCTGGCGGCGGCGGTGCTGCAGAAACAGAATTAAACAAATTTGAAACAATGATCAAACAATTTGGGCAGGAGGCGGTAGCCCAAATAGCTAAGGAAACCAATAAAAAAAAAGCAATTGAAGACGAAAGAATATGTTATGCAGCGCATAAAAAAATGATATCAGATCTTGCAGAGGTGCTAAACAAGGTAGAGAGTTCACAATTAATCGAGCAATTTACTGAAAATTTAATACAAGCGGCACCTGACCCGATCTGCTTACCAGAAACTGCTCAGTTAAAAGGTAACGACCATTTAATGAAGGCGGAAAAAGCTCGTCTCACACTTGCGATTCATCAACAAATAACAGCCCCTATTTCAGCAGAATTAGAACCATATGAGCGATTTATATATGTTCTTGCGCTTGTTGCATGTGGAGAAGTGATGTTTGATACACGTGGAATGGAGGATAACCTACATAATAGATCGAAACAGTATCTTACAGCACATCAAATAAGAAAGTCGATGAGTGTAATTCCGATACTTGAATTAGTAGAGACGTGTTTTAGTCCTTCAACAAGAATGGAACCAGAAGAATATCGAGAAAGAATACAGTTCTTGGATGCAATATTTAAAATCCAATGTGCAAAATTATTAGAACCAAATGGGTTGATTTCTAACATAGCCGAATGTATGGAAGCAGGATTGACCCAAGCGAACTTGTTAAAATTCACAAAGGATATGGGAATTGCAGTTGCAACCACAGCTGTAGTAGAGAGTATGTTACCAGGTTTAGGGAAATTGACTTTGAATACAGTGAGGCTTGTCGTTCCCCCACTGGTTTTCACAGCACGTGCGCTTTTAGGGGATACTGGTGTTGCCGTTGTATGTGCGAATGTGGTATCTAACCCAGATTATGTAAGTAAAGGGTTGGAGTGGGCCAGCACAGTAGCGACTCAAATTAAAACTGGACCACTAGCTGATAGTATTTTTAGTGCAGAATTTGTCGCTCGAGCTCGGGCCTTGGCTGCGGCTGAAGAAGGAGAACGTACGAGTAAGACGCAGAGGGTTAAGGATCGTCATGATGCTTACCCTGGTGATGGTGGAATAGGAGAATTACGCCCCGCGCCTGCCTTTGTTCGAGAAATGAGGGAGAGTGGGTGTAGTCCTTTTGAAATATTGAGTCAAAGTATATCCCAACAACCACAAGTGAATGCTCCATTGTTTAATCCTAATAATTTGATAGGAAAGGCAATGAATGCAGTGTTAAGAAGACTCATAAACCTTACTAGTACGGCTATCGGTATGTGGAAAGACGTATCACAAATTCCTATAAATAGTCGAATAACTATTAGTAGACTTGATACATGGTTTGAACAATTAAAAGTTAAGTTACAATTACGGGGCGGCAATCATTCATTACCTAAAGATGTGGAATTACGTATTTTAGCGGAATTAATGAAAGAATCGAGTAAAGCCAAAGTCCTAAGTGTGGTGGCGCAGGAACGTAAAGAGTCGTTTGAAGTTATTTTTGATCAGTTTATACATGTGATCGCCTGGAAGCATGCTGTATTGTCAGCATCAATGAAGAATCTTTTTGAGGCTATTGATGTTCTAACAAAAGGTCCAACTTATGCCGAGAGTAGAAGACCACTCGCTATCAGTCCAGCAAAAGCTACTTCGGCTGCTGATTCACAGTATCAGAAATTAGTGAGTGAAACAGAGGTACCAGGTTTTACAGATGATGATCGGTTGGGTGGTGTTGTTCTTGAGGTTTATGAAGGAGCCAGGTTTCCTCCTGATGTGGAGGTTGAGACTCTCCAGCATTATTTGGCATTCTTGAACAGTTCTGACTTCAAAAATTGGTGCGTAGAATCAGGGTTGTATCGGTCAGGAGAATTCAGACCAATTGGTACTGGATCATTTGGTACTGGTACGTGGAAACGGGAAATTCCGTGGCAGTCTTTCATTAGACACGATGATCCGAGACTTCCAGCACCGCCGAATCAAGATGAACAAATGATATTATTAGAACAAATAACAAAATTGAAAGAACAGAACGCCCATTCGACCGATGAATTATTAGCGGTTGCGGGAAATATCGACTCACAAATTGCTGCTGCTGCTGATGATTTATCCGTCAGTGGTAACGATAGTGATGATGATCATGATCCCATGTCTCATGATGCCTCTGTTTCCACTTTTACACCATCTGTCGAAGAAGACGTCGGTGACGACAGCATGGGCGCCGCTGCTCTACCAACTGTCGACCAGTTAAAGCGAACACGAGAAGGCACGCCAGGAGGCCGTTCTCGTTCCCGAAAGCGTTTGGCCTCTAAGCGCACCCGCCACCGTAAGGCCACCACTAAAAAACAAAAATCCAAGAAAAATAAACGACAATCCCGTCGTAAAGTGCGTCGTTCTTCTTCACGAAGGCCCCGCAAGTAAAAATTGATTCTTCGAATGATTTTTTCCACCAGAAAAAATTGAAATCCTTTTTTTGATTTCATCCAATGACAGCGTCAAGCAAAGTCAGATACAATGATGAAATCAAACTCTCAAGCCCCCGCCGCCGCCATCGCTCCCGAATATACATCTTTACGTCTGGATGGATGGTCTCACTCTTGGAATGTTGTAAGTACAAACACGAATCCAGAATCCATGTCATCATCAAAATCAGCTCGTGTCATCACGGACTATTACTACAAAGAAGAATGTGGGGCGTTTCCACGCAATCTACATGAAAAATCCGAATCCAAACACATCAACCGATCATACCCTCGCCACCATGCACTCGTTCTTGCCGCGCGCTGTTCTTCATCCAAACTCGTCTCAAGCGAATTTCCGTTTGTGACTACAGGATATGAACGCGGTTGTTCTGAGGTCAACGGCTCGCTGAGTCGTTTTGCATACGCACGCGTGCATGATGACGAACACGTCACCCCCTTCACTGAACTCACGTCCACTTACCAAAAGCACCATCTTACCAGTCTCTCTGCAATGACTGGTTTGCTTGTTGTACGACTCCTCAACCACCCCCAACTCATTTCATCCAAAACAAAGAAAAAACACGCTGAAATCACCAAACAATACCTGCACTCTGCCCTCGCCGCCGAGTATCTCATTGGCAATCGTTACTACCGGAATCTTATGATGAATCGTGATTGTGTGGGTTTCAAACACCCAGTCGGATTCCTTGTTAGCGATGTGAAATCAAAACTCACGGCAACTGACATTGCGCCCGATGCGCTTCGCGCTACACAAGATGAACTCCGCGAAACATACAACGCCAACATCGGCCGTTTGCTGTCGATGATTGAGATGTTCAAGCGCGGGTTTGTAAGCATCGACCAGATTCGCGAAGATCCAGAGTTTGTACGAATGATGACGGCGTTTTGGCGCTCTGCAAACCAGACGATCAAAATGAAGGAAGAATTTGAACACCAACTGGCGCCTCCTCATGATTTCGATTACACGTCTCCTATGGCGTCATTCGAAGAAAGAAAAGAAGCGAAGCGTGTCTCTGTGATTGCACGAATCGGAGAGACGGCTGCGATTGCACCAATGTTGTATCAATATGACGTCACTCATTTATTCGACAACCATAACCAAAGTTACTCGGGTTACGTCAAAATGACAAAACACACGTGGGCTCGTCTTGCCAACGATGGTTCTACTGCGTCGTTTCTTGCATTCGCTGCGATCGAGCCACAGATGGTCACTGACGATCATGCGCCACAACTTGGCGGTACGCCTTCAGTGTTCCATGGAATATGTTTGAAAAGTTGCGCCAATCACGTTCCAACGAGACATCCTGTATTCGGGTCATTACGCATGAAACACCGATGCCACATTTTGCGAACTGCGGATGCACTGAACTCGTCGTATCAACGAGTTCATCCAAATCAGGATGCGCCATTACTAGGAGTGTCTCGTGACAACAACCTACGGTTTCGTACGACCTACGCACCGGTCTACGACCTGGTTGAAGAGACAACCAGACCGGAACTTGCGATTGACGTGATGCGAAAATTTCCAGAAACGCATCAAAACACAGGTAACATCATCTCAGCAGCTGAAGCCGAAGCCGAATTCAAGGAACGGGTATATGCGCACGGGATGGCATCCTGTACTCCGGTACGACGCTCGATATATGGTGATGACTACTACAGTGACTGTGATTATGACGACGATGACTACTATGATGACAATGACTATGACAGTGACGGACAATACGCGTATAGTGATGATGATGATTCGTAATGATGTGTGTGTGTGTGTGGCGGTGGTGTTTTTTTTCCCGCGCGATTTTTTCTCCTGAAAAAATTGGATGCTCCCGCGCGATTTTTTCCTCCTGAAAAAATTGAAATGTTTTTTTTCATATTCATCACAACCAGCAACAGCAACAAGACATACAATGGCACAAGAGCAACAGAACCGAATCCGTGTTGATGACGGAATGGAGGAATATGAACGGATCACGGAGGAATGGAACCAGTGCAACGAAGTCCAAGAACGTCAAGATCGACGCAGCAGGCTTATCAATAATACGGATGGGTATCATACCGGAAACAGGATTCATCACATTCGCACGATTCAGATGTACGATCATGCTGAGTGGAATGAGCTTTTCGGGCATGAAAATTTGGACCCCGCTCTCCGAGAATACGCACAAGCATCCATCGACCATGCGCAAGATGAAACACATACTCTCCGTTTCGCAGGACAAACGGAAGTGTCGATGATCATGCAAGAAAACTACCGTCCAGGCGTTCATGTCGCCGTATTCATCGTTCATCTCACCCCACACCGCAGATTCTACGACGGCCACATGATTCAACGAGAGTTCGGCGAGGGAAGCCGCACACACCAAACCATCAACCGTCTATTTGACACAAATACTCGTGCATGCGTCTTGCAATCAACAGAGTACAATCTGCTTGAGTACTTGGCCAACGACGATGAAGCATTGGATCTCCTTCACTACTGTTTCCTCGACAATGAGTTCCAGACGATGCGGTTTTCGTATGTTGCTCCGGATCCTCAAGCCAACGAGGACGATGACGACCAAGGATACTACTACGTTAACCCGTATGCGAATGACGAACACCGCTGGCATGAGTGCGCTCAACACGAAGAAGAAAGGCGACAACAACTTCTCATCCGCCACGACGCCCCTAACGAAGCAGTGGTTGCAATTCCTCCACCTCCTCCTGTCAATGATTTCGCCGCAATTTACATGAGGAACCTTGAGTTGTTGAACGATGAAAACTACTATGCCCGCGAATACCCAGTCATCGATAACCGAGTCGACCTACCGCCGATGCAACGAAACATCATTCAATACATCTACAATGGAGACAGCGACAACGAAGACGATGCCGCCGAGGAGTTACCTGCGCAGGGATAGAATATATCAGGTCTGTATTCTACGTGGGAATAATGTGAATAATCCAATAAAAGTATTATTTTTATTGGATCAAGTAATTTACATACCGAATTGACTAAAATCCGCCATCATCGGTCTAGGCATTTTACTATCATCATTTGATGAATAAATAGGAACCTTCTTACATTCAAACTTAGGTTCAGGGCATCGCGCGCATGCAGGGCAAGGAGGGCATTTCTGTTTGGGTTTGCATTCCATATCTTTATTGCCGGCTTGATCATTTCCGGTGACACTATTCACGCCAGGAATACCTGCAGGAGAATTGATCGGAAATTCGCTTGGTGCAAAGGATGAAACTGGCGAACCTGTCTGCGCGGGACTAATTCCGGCATTCATATTTGGATTACCTCGCGTATTTCCAGTTTGTGTTTTCGTAGCAACCGGACGTAACGCGGGTGGTAATTCCGTTGGTTTGGTTGTAGTAAATCCATCACGAACGTAGTTGCCTAAACTGGACGCGAGAATTAACGCAAATATTAAAATTAGAAATAGATGAACTTTCGTGAGTTGCATTCCTTGATACGACGATTTTTGTAGTATGATATGATATTATATACACACAAAAAGTTTTCCAAGAAAGAATTGAATGAATTTTCATAATAAAATCAAAGAATAACAACCATAATAACAACGGAAACATCAATGGCAACCGCAGAAACAGCAACGGCAACAGCAACAGCAACAACAACGGATAAAGTAATTCTTTCAAAGAAACCTCGCAGATCCGCGGCAACGAATGTGTGTCTCTTAACATCTTATACTGCACCGCCGACTGGTGATAGTGACAATACAAGTTCTCATATTGCAACGCATCAATACGAAGTCGGTGTTGATGAGGCTGGACGCGGACCTCTATTTGGACGCGTATATACTGGTGCCGTCATACTTCCATCAGCAGATGATGCATCACGACCCTTTGATTTCTCTATTCTAAAAGACAGCAAAAAGTTTCATTCCGAGAAAAAAATACGAGAAGTATCGGATTACATCAAAGAACATGCGGTGGCATGGGCGATCTCGTATGAGGAACCAGAGGTCATTGATTCGATGAATATCCGACGTGCAACGCTTCAATGTATGCGAAAGGCGATTAAGACTGCAATTGAAGGCCATACACAAGATGCGGAACAAAGAGGTAGACGCATACCGACGGTCAATGATTATCTTCTGCTTGTCGACGGAAACGACTTTATCCCGTTTGGCAATTATAACCAAGATACAGATGAAGTAGAAACATATACGCATGTATGCGTGGAGGGGGGTGATAATACGTATGCATGCATTGCTGCTGCGTCCATTCTTGCCAAGGTTGCGCGCGATGACTATATTGAAAAATTATGCGACCAACATCCGGTTCTTGATGAAATGTATTCGTTGCGCGGGAATAAGGGATATGGCGCAAAAAAACATTTGGACGGTATACGTGAGCATGGTATTACGCAGTGGCATCGGAGATCCTATGGTATTTGTAAGGGGTTCGAGTAGGTAACGAACTCCGATCGTTCGGAAGATAAGATAAGGGGTCCGCTTAGAACTCATCCGCGCCGTACCCAAAGAATCCTCGACGAGATGGCGATGTTTGTTTGCTGGAAGTGAGCTCGTTTATTTTTGTCTTCAGGATATTATTCTCGATTTTCACCGTATGCATTTCCTCCTCCATTTCGACCACTTTCACCTTGAATTCATCGAGAGATTTCTGGAGACTCAACAACATTTCCAGTGTTGTTTTTTGAGACTGAGCAATTGCTGCAGCCGCAATAGTACTTGCAGTAGGAACGCCGATTGTTGTCATTGAATGAATACGTTTTGAATGATGTCATGCTACCAACGGGAAAAATCATTTCAATTTTATTGCTATATTTTGTCAACGTAATATATATTGACAATACGTAAAATGGTATGTGGTATTAGTTGCGCAATCGCGTTTATTTTCATTGTGGCAAATGTGTATTGTTGCACCCTTGGTAATAAATCCGCGGTGATCCAGGAGTTCGTATCTAGGCTATCGCCGGAAAAACAACGCCGGTATGCAGTAATTACACGTGAGCGACAGGGCATTTATTTTATGGGATTGTTTCTAGGATTCTTACTGGCGATGGTATTACTAGCATGCTGTCGCAAATATTTACTTGGTCCATCCGGATCTCGCGCAGGGGTATTATGCATGGTCGCAGCTGTTGCATTTAGCGTAAACTATTTTTACTATATTCTTTCACCGAAGAGTGACTGGATGGTCCTTCACTTGAATTCTGGTCAAGAAACGCAGGCGTGGTTGAAGGTATATCGTACAATGCAATATAACTATCACGTGGGTCTCGTCTTGGGTATTATTGCAGTGGTCGCTTTTGGAAATGCAATGTGCTCGTAATTTCATTAATGGATATAAATTTAAATAGAGGTCTATAGTATAACCGAACTTTGATACCATGGAATTATCTTTCTCTGCCGAGCCTGATCAGAAGAACTTTCTGAAAAAAAAGGTTGTTCCTGCAATTAAGAAAGCCCTTCCCATTGCGGAACGTGTTCTTCCTGCCGTTGCCCCATTTGTACCTGCTCTGCAGCCTGTAGCTGCTGTTGTCGGCGCAGTCGGATCTCTTCGCCGTTGAAATAAAATTGATATTTAAATTCCAATATAAAGCAATCACAGTGATTCTTTATATTGTAGATACAACGTAGAATGCGCGTCCTCGTCTTTGATACTGAAACTACCGGACTTCCTCCCAAAAATACCCCTACGAACCAAACTGATAAATGGCCGTATATCGTTCAGTTGAGTTGGGCGATATACAACGACGAAACAAAACAGATCGAAGAAGAATATGACAACCTGATATCTCTCGGAACACACATTCCCATTTCTCCAGAGTCTACTGCGATCCACGGAATTACAAGCGAGTTGTCTCGCGCGCGCGGTGTACCAATCGAAGTTGCGCTCTTTGATTTCAAACATGCTGCGAACCGGTGCAGAAGAATCGTTGCACACAACCTGGAGTTCGATAAGAATATGCTTCTTGTGGAATTTTACCGCGCCAGGATCTTTAATAACGTGTTACCGCCAGATGAATACTGCACGATGAAGAATGGGACGCCGATTTGTAAGCTCGTGAAAACATGGGAAGATGGACGGACTTCGTTGAAATTCCCCAAACTGATTGAGTTGTATCACTTCCTTTATGGAAGCGATATTCCTTCACCGGTGGGTTTGCACAATGCAAAGGTGGATGTGGATGTGTGTCTGAAGTGTTACGTGAAGATGACAGAGGCGACGACGCCCCCTGTGGAATAAAAATAGCTGTGTCATTTATTACTTTTTTACTCACTGTCCGTATCATTCAGCGTGACAGATGTATCCGCGTGTGTTGATGTGAAATACATATGCACGCGTTTCATTTTACGAAGGAAGTCCGCGTTGACTAGCCATTCGATTTCAGTCTTGTCATTGTATTCTTTTATTTTTGATTTGATGGAACATAACCCGTATGGGCGCGATGATCGAGTATCGCGTGATGACGCCAATGACGATGCATTATACGGCCAGAAATTCGCGCGGGTAGTGAGTAGATATAAAACCCGAGCAGGTGTGATGTATTTTAAAATACGACTAATGCGTCGTTGATCGGATACTGGAACAAATATGGATAACGCGGGAGTAGCCGACATCGCTTGGGCTGATACGCCGGCATTTGCAACAGATACCCAATAATCATAATCCGGGAATGCAAGAGATATTGTCTTTGTAAAGAGACGTTTCCAGTCTGAAAAGGTGACACATGATACTACTTCATCTGCGCGAGAATGCAGTAGTGGCCACAAATATAAATTCGTAACGTCAACCGTAGTTTCATTCCGGAAGAAATTAGGTACACTTCGAGTGTCGACTATACTATAGTTACTAGAATTCACAGCACAACAAAATTCACCTGCTCGCGGGGTCAAAAATGCGCGTTTTTCACGCGTCATTTCACAATCTAGCCATGGATTATATTGTGAAATCAACTGGTACATGGAAGAACCAATCTTGGGGGGTTCGCGAATTTGCTTGAAACGTGAAGAGTCCATACCAGTCAACCGATCTTCTATAGTAAGTGCCGGAGGAAATGCAAAATTCCGATCAATAGTCCACTGCGTAACTGGATCGATGGGTGCTTTTTGTATTATACCTTTGAATTCTTTGGTGGATGGAGAAGAGCGAAACATGATGTCTGATTGTTTTATGGTGTGTTGTTGTTTATATATCTCTTAATACTTTTTTTCAATTTTATTATTCCGCACCGCCTTACAGCGATTTTGATTCCTCCTTTACGAGGAGCAGAATTCCGCCTTACAGCGATTTTGTTCAAGATGAACAAAATTCCGCATTACAGCGATTTTGTTCAAGATGAACAAAATTCCGCATTACAGCGATTTTGTTCAAGATGAACAAAATTCACAGATATCATCCTCCGCCGTCTCCACCACCCCTGCTTTCTCCGGTTCCACCGTAAATTGTTGTGGTTGATGTTTCGCCTTTCTTCGCAAATAATAGACTCCCGTTTTCAGCCCCTTATTCCATGCATAAAAGAGCATCGATGTCAGAATATTATAGTTCGGTTCTTCCACCCAGAGATTCATACTCTGGCTCTGGCATATAAAAGCGCCGCGATCCGCCGCCATATCGATAACATGCCGCATCGGCATTTCCCATACCGTCTTATATTTCAGTTTCAGTGCTTCCGGTAGTCCATCTATGTATTGGACGCTCCCCTGGTTCGCAATGATGTTCGTTTTCACACGTTCATTCCATAATCCGATATCGATCAGGTCGCGAATCAGGTATCGGTTCACCATAATAAACTCACCGGCTAAGGTACGGCGCGTGTATATATTACTGGTTATCGGTTCAAAGCATTCATTATTCCCGAGGATTTGTGATGTGCTTGCGGTAGGCATCGGCGCCAACAACAGCGAATTTCGCAGGCCGTGTTTCTGGATTTTATCTTTCAGTGCATTCCAGTCATATCGCTTATTACGGTATTTCGGTGCAGGATATGACTCCGCCGTTGGATCAACCCCCCACATATCAAACTGAAGAATACCTTCTGATGCGGGCGATCCTGCAAATGTTTCGTATGCGCCATTACGTGCAGCAAGTGTCATCGATGCTTGAAGTGCGGAGTAATAAATCGTTTCAAAAATCTCTCGGTTAAGGATTTTGGCTTCTTCGCTATGAAACGGAATATTCATCATCATAAATACATCCGCCAGTCCTTGTACACCGATTCCGATGGGGCGATGACGCAGGTTGCTCGTCTCTGTTTTCGTCGTAGGATAATAGTTGATATCGATGATTTGGTTCAAGTTGTCAACAACAAGGGCAGTCACGCGTTCGAGTTCGGGAATGTTGATTGTCCTAGTTTTTTCATCGACAAACCGATTCAGCGCAATACTTGCTAAATTACAAACCGCGGTTTCATTCGCATCAGAATACTCCATAATTTCCGTGCAGAGATTACTACTCTTGATGACACCAACGTTCTTCTGGTTGCTCTTTTTGTTCGCAGCGTCCTTGAATAAAATATACGGTGTTCCTGTTTCCATCTGGCTATCCAGTATTTTCAACCAGAGGTCACGTGCTTTCACTTGTTTACGTGCGCGGCCTTCACGCTCGTATTTCTCGTATAGTTCTTTGAAATCGTCGCCATATACATCCGCAAGACCAGGGCATTCATCCGGGCAGAAATACGACCACATCTCCGACGATGCACCGCTGCTACCACCACCTCGCACACGTTCCATAAATAGATCAGGCACCCATAATGCATAAAAGAGATCGCGTCCTTTCATCTCTTCGTCACCATGATTTTTCTTCATCTCTAAGAAATCCTCAATATCGGGGTGCCATGGTTCGAGATAAATAGCAAAACTTCCGTTGCGTCTACCTCCCTGGTCGATATACCGTGCCGTATTATTAAACACACGTAACATCGGTACAATTCCATTCGAAGATCCGTTTGTGCCGCGAATAAGTGAACCAGAAGCGCGAATATTATGGATATGAAGCCCGATTCCGCCAGCATGTTTCGATATTTTAGCACAATCTTTCAGCGTATCAAAAATCCCGTCGATACTGTCATTCTCCATCGCGATCAAGTAACATGAACTCAACTGGGGCCGTGGTGTGCCCGCGTTGAACAAGGTCGGTGTAGCATGTGTCATATATTTCTGCGACATTGCGTCATAGGTATTCTGAATGAATACAAGGGTTTCATAGATGGTTCGTGTATCTTTGCGTTGGCAGTGAATGCCCAGCGCAACACGCATCCACATATGTTGCGGGCGTTCTACAATAACGCCGTTTACGCGCATCAAGTACGATCTCTCGAGCGTCTTGAAACCAAAATAATCGATGAGATAATCTCTCTGATACGCGATCATTTGTTCGAGCGCTTCATGAACTAAATATGGACCAGGTCCAGGCACGGTTCCATTTCTAGGCGTATCGATGGTTTCATGAAGAAAATCCCACACGACTTTACTAATAATCGGTGTATGTTTATCATGAGAATCACGGTATTCGTATAACTGACGCATCGCCTGATAAAACCCGCCAGGAATATTCTTGTGTGCATTGGATACGATAATATAGGACGCCAACGTTCCGTAATCGGGGTGTTGCACCGCCATCATCGCGCATTGTTGGGCAGTGAGTTCGTCGATTTTCATCGTGGGAATATCATCGTACAATTGATCGATGATTTTAATGACGAGTGTCGTATAATTTACACCGGTTATTCCTGCTTCTTGACCAAGTGTTTTTAGGCGCGCCAATATTTTATCGAATGCGACGATTTCTCGCTGACCGTCTCGTTTGAGAACATACATATCTTCATTGGATGCAGCAGACATAATGTATACTATAATATATACAATATATAGACAGAGGGTTTATATCTATTATCGTTTCTGATAAAAAATACTATGAAATATTGTAAAGAATACATCGGTTTATTCTTACTGGTTGTAGCAGTCATCATCGCAGAACCGTTGATGTCGGCGATCCATGATTTTAGTGCAATCACAAGTGAAAAAGCGAAGGAGCAAGCAAGAAAAGAAGGTTTCCTTAGTGCAGGTATAGCTTCTGGAGAATACCCACGTGAGGTGGATGAACCGTTGCTGTATCCCGGATATCCTAAGAAGGGCTCAGGATATGGCATCGTTCTCCGAGAGAATGATTCGATGAATAATTCGAAACTGTATCCGGTGGCTGCAAATGTAAGTAGTTACGATCAATCCACAAATAATGTCCGTGATTGGGTGACGCCTGATAACGGATCATGCAAACCGCCTGGTATGTGCGGTGCGTTGTATGCACCAAAGGCGCCATCTGATTACAAGGTTCCTGATCCGCTTCCGCTGGACCACCCCGCGAGGAGGGTGGGATTTTACGCATTGAACGCGGCATAAAATTATGATCCATTATTGTCATTGTCGTCGTTGTTCCCATTTGTTTCTTCTATTTTGCTTTCATCCATCTCGAGGTCGTCGATCTTAAAACAATTGATAAGCACATCGGATGGACGCTTTGTATTACTTACCCGACTATACTTTTTATGTGAATTGTTGTGATTGCTTGTTGTCAATGACATCAATCTTGCCATACTGGTTGCAGTTGTTTCGTGGTTTTCAGGTATAATTGCATTATCTAGTTTTATAATTTTGTTTACGGGTGTTGACGTTTCATTTTCATCGATTTCAGGGCTTGTATTCATAACCGACGCAGTTTTTCGTTTCGTTGGTGCGCGATGTTCGTAACCGGTCTCGCGTTCTTTCTCGATGGTTTCCCACAACCGCTGCAATACAGGCGCTGCTTCTTCGAACCAAAGACGGTTCCTACGCACAAGGACGCAACTATATTGATCCAAGTACCAGTATATCGTACGCACCCATATACTTCCAAGACGTTCGTGTTTCAAAAACATTTCGGCTTCCCATTTATCATATTCGTAAGGTGTAGCGCCAATCGGCGCGTATTCGTAGAGTTGAGTTGGCGGAACAACGTGTCCTTGTTGGGTAAGTGCCGGTCCAGTTTGAAACCAGAGAATCACTCCCTTTTCATTTCCATTTGCAGTATATCCTTGTGTCAATGTACTATCCGCATCATATTCTTCCTTCGAATCATACTCTTTAAATCTGGTTTCAACGAAATCGCATTGATCAAGATCACACACCTCCATTTGAATTTGTGTTTGAATCCAGTACTCTTCCTTCGGCCGTCCAGTAATCTCTCGATTCACGATGTTTTTAATCTCCACCATTCGTCCATAAATTGGTGATGTGGGATCAATATTGATTCCATCGGGTGAAGCGCCAATAAATGGGTATGTATCGTGTTGAATACAACCGAACTCGCCTAGTTTTGTACGATTTCGGTGTTCATATACCATTACTGTAAGGGGTTCGTAACGTTGTCCCCAATGAAGAGGGGAATTCACGGATCCTTGAAGTGGTGCAGGCGGTGAAGAAGATGCATGCTGACCTGGACTCTGACCTTGACCCTGTGATGATGGTTGATTCTTACACTTTTCATAGACAAGTTGGTTGATCGAAGCTTGTGAACCAAACGCTTTTGACGCAGCACTCGCAGTGATGAGATTATTGCGCCGTGTATACCATTCGGGGGTTCTTTGTTCGGGTTGCGGTTTTTCACGAAGGGTTTGTATTTTCTCACTAATTGCATCTACTTCGATATCAGAGTCCACCGTCGTCTGGTTAGAAACACGAGGCGGCGCGATTTCTTCGTAAAATCTCTCGGTGATTTCATCATATAACTCTTGAATATACGTTTCAAGGACATCGTTCAACGCGTCTGCTTCCGCCAATGTTGTAGTAGAGAAATTCGATCTCACTGGCGTCACCTCTGCGAAGTATTGGCACAAATAGCTGTCAATCCATGTTCCAACGACCTCTTCATCATTGAAGTCCTCACGTTTGAATTCCAATATATTTTCTCGTGCAATGATGGCAAGTTCATCAAGCGCGTCGTTGATAATTGTCTCTCGATCTTCATCGGACGGAAGTACGGAGTACGGTGCGGTGATGGTGTTGTGTCCCCCATCATACTCGTCGTCTGTGATGGTCGCGTCACTGTCATCGTCGTCATTGTGTCTATTATGTTTGCTATCATCGATTTTAGCATTTTTTCCAGAAAACATGTTCCATATACATAAATAAAGAATAGTTTTGCGTTTATATTCCTACGATAATGTAATTTCTACCATTCAATTTTACCTACGACAATATAATATCATTCTATAGTAGTATTTGATTGATCTTTAAACGCCAGTTTAAATTATGGTTGGAGCCGGATTATTGCCTGCTGCTGTCCATAAAGGCGTAATTTACTTATTGTTTGGTCGAGAGAATGAGCTGAATGATACGCCTGGATGGGCCGATTTTGGCGGAGGTTCAAAACGCAATGAGACTCCTTTAGATGTTGCATCAAGAGAAGGAAGTGAAGAATTAAATGGTCTACTTGGTTCAAAAAACGAACTCAAGAAAATTGCAGTGAAGCACAAAATCGCGGAGTTGAAATTTCATTCGTATACAACCATCGTTTTTAAGACGGAATATGATGAAAAATTAGAAGAATATTACGCGAATAATTACCATTTTTTCGAGAAATATTTGCCAGGTGCAAAGAAAAATCCGCATAATGGCTTACTCGAAAAAGCAGAAATCAAATGGTTTACATTTGCAGAGTTACGTAAAAACCGCGGTAAATTTAGATCATTTTACCGAAATATGGTGGATATTATACTTGAGCATGAAGACGAAATTAAAAACAAATTAATAAAACCAATATGTGGCCCAAAATGCAGTTTCAAAGTTGCACGGGGTGGTGGTGATCTAGAGCGAAAACACAGTAAGAAATCAAAACGTAGAAACCTTACTGTGAAAAAACGTGGAGGACGTGATGGTACGCGGCGACGTAAGAATTAGGACGTGGATGTGGGAGTAGGTGTATTCGATGTCGCGGTTGCTGTCGCGGTTGCTGTCGCGGTTGCTGTCGCGGTTGCTGTCGCGGTTGCTGTCGCGGTTGCTGTCGCGTTCGCTGCCTCATCTGAAGCAAGTTTACGCTTTTTCGACATACTTGTCGTGGGTGCAAGTGATTTCAAAGTTGATTGACGCTTTTCACATCGTTTAAGCGTGAATTTTTTAAACCCGGCATGATATATCAAGCAAGGAATACTCGTGATCGAGCCAGTTACCTTATCATAGATAACATCTTTGGCGCGCATTAGTTTTTTTTGATCAATTGCAGAAATAAGAAATTGATAAAGTGACGCGATTTCTTGTTCTGTATAGTTTTCCTTCTTTCCATGCATCAATGCGAATTCTTTGAGCTTCCCGAATTTGGATGATTTATCAAGTTTGTTCCAAGGATCACTTTTATTCGCATTTTTCTCATTTTCCAGAATATCGTCAATATTTGGATTTGTGACAATATCTGGTTTGAGCATACCATAATTTCCAGTAAGAAGCATATTCTTATAGTTTATGCTTTTGAGTGCCGCATCATCCGGAGTTTCAATCGTGTTTGATGGTAATGGAGATATAGTATCCATGGATGTTGAGGTAGGGGCTGGAGCTGAAGCTGTAGTGGATGCGGCCGCTGCGGACTTGCGAGGCATATTATATACATAATATACGAAGATGACTTAAAGTTGTTTTTCGTATATTATAGTTATTTACATCGGCCGTACGGATCCAGCTGGCCTAAACGTATTACTGAAAGGCGGTATTGGTGATTCGCGGGGCTGAACAGGAGTTACAGTCATTGACTTCGGTTTCGGAGCAGGGCAACGATTGAAGTTTGTGGTATTCCCGTTGAACGCGTTGATGTTCAAAGAGAACTTGGCATCAGGTGCGCTAGAAGCGGCTGAAAAGTCGGAAGAGAAAGTGGGGTTCAAAGACATTTTATGATATACATGAAGAATATATATTTATATCGTGTAACTATGAAGATACGCGATATATTATTACGGATGCTAGATCATTTAACGGCGACCACCAAGAGGCAGACCCATAGAGGCAGCCTCAGAACGAGTGAGCGCACCAGCATTATTGGCTGCAATCTGAGCAGCGCGAGTCGGGTTTGCCAAATATCCGTTAGAGTTCATCCTATAGCCATTCGACATATAGGTAGACTTGGCGGAAGGGCGGCCAAAAGAGAAGTTCACAGTTCCAGAAACAGAACCGGAAATGCGAGCCTTGGCGTCGGCTGCAGCAGAGGCACAGGAGAAGTCGGGGGTCAAAGTCATTTTATGATATAACCATAGATAATACTTTTATATTCTTTCTACCTGTGCCACCTAAATTTCGTGGATAAAATTGAAATCTTATTTCTTACTTTCTCCGTTTGTAGCATATCGCAAACTATAGACAAACTACAGACAACAATGAACCTCTTTATCCTTTCGCTCGACCCAGCCAAAATCGCAGAATATATGATGGACAAACATATTGCTAAAATCATTCTCGAAGCAGTGCAAATGTTATGCACTACCCAACGTTTACTTACTCCCCCCGACAAATGCGACGCCTGCGTGTACAAAATCGCGCACAAAAATCACCCTGTAACGATCTGGTGCCGCGCCGCCCAAGCCAACTTCATCTGGACACTGGACCTTATCGACGCTATGCATACAGAATGGAAATACAGATACGGCCATTCCGCGAACAAGCAGCACAAATCATTCGGTGTTGCGCAGTATTTACGCCAAAATGTCCCACCAGCCGCTGCATTCGAACGTGTGAAAACCGCAGGGATCATGACGCCATTTGCTCTTGCCATGCCAGACGAGTACAAAATACGTGCCACCCCTGGCACAACAACACCCACCGGAACCAGTCATGGCGAAGATATCTACGACGCAGTCGCATCCTACCGCAGTTATTATTTATCCGAACCAAAACGCCGGATTGCAAAATGGGCCAAGCTGCGCGGAACGCCATTGTGGTATATGCGTGGTTTGCGCAAACTACAAGGCCGCCAACCACCCAAATTGATTGTAGTTCAACGTTCACATTAATAAAACTTAAACTTTTAAGGCTAGTTATTCAAAGACACATAACAAAAAAAATGGATCGACAATCCGTAATAAAGAACTTTTCAATGTACGGAATCTACGAATATTATTCGTGTGGTGGACCAGGAACACTTCCAAGCTCTAAAACAGGATTCCTACATCGATGCATGTATTTACCAAACCAAGAAAGGCATGAGATCGAACATATTATTAACACACATTCCCGTTTTGTTATCCTAGTTCAACAAAACGAATATGCGATGTTTCTTTTTCAAGTTGATATCCAACCCTTATTGCATGCGGCAAATAAACCCTATGTGATCGTTACATGTATGGATGATCCAACATTTCCACATAAAGTCATCGGTTCTTTTTTTAATACAGTGATAGAAGATGGAAAATCCAAGCCGGAATTCAAGTTATTTCGGAAATGGTTCACTACGAACTGTAGCGTGCGTGATATCAATGGTTTAGCACCTGCAACTGCACTTAAGAAAATATCGCCAATTCCGTATGGTGTGGATTACTGGACGCTTACTTTACGTAAAACATGGGCAAATACGCCGATGGCGGCGGCATGTAGACAGGACCGAGAGTTATCAGCATTACGGAATTCAATGGTTCATTTTTCGAAACGGCGTGGTGGTGGCGGTGACGGTGGTGTGGATCCAAAAATATATATTAACTTCCAATTCAACGTAAATGGGAATGGATGTTTCGAGAGATTGCTTGCGTTTCATAGTATTCCGAAAGATTTGATGAACATTGAACGACGACGCGTGAACCGATATGAAACATGGGGAACATATACCCAGAATGTCTTTGTTGCAAGTCCACGTGGGAATGGTCTCGATACAATACGCACATGGGAAGCATTAATGCTAGGTTGTATTGTCATTATTCGCCGTCTACCCGATGCACCAGTAATGGAAGAATTGTACGCGGATTTACCGGTTGTTCTCGTGGACCGTTGGTCGGATATTACGAGAGATTTTCTCATACGGATTCTCTCGGAATATTCACGCAGAACTTTCAATTATGAGAAACTCAGCATGCAATATTGGATCAATCAGATTGAATCCGCGTTTGATGAGTAGTCTTGTCGTCGACGTGTCCGTTTAATGGACACGTATTTCATCGAGTGATATTGTATACTTATACACGACGTAGTATTATGAAAAAGATCGACATTTTAGGGAAGCGAAATCAGGACAAAATGAAACAAATGGCGGATCCGGATGCAGTGATCGAGAGAAAGGTACCCAAACACAAACTCGTTGATTTACCCGACGAGATCTATACTACTGACCAATCTCTCGTACTTGATATTTTAAAGTGTAATATTGCCGATAAATCGATCGGAGTGTACACGGTTTCGCATGTCCAAACCGAACCAATGACCGTGTGTTTAAAACACATTCTCCGAGAGATTGATACGAAAAGGAAAGCATATATTTATCAAGACAAACATCATAAAATATATGATCCGCGTTACTCTATTACGACGGAACGAATTGTTGAATTGTTAGCCAACGCAGAACTTTTATGTCATTATTGCCGAGAGATTTGCCAGGTCGCATATAAAGAATCCATGTGTCGGAAACAATGGACGTTGGACCGGATCGATAATAACTATGGTCATAATGATACGAATGTAGTCATTGCATGTTTGGATTGTAATTTGAAACGTGGAACAATGGATTCCGAGAGATTTCGTCAAGGGAAGCAATTCACTTTTCGGAAGGTAGAGTAATAGTATGAATTCATGTGATTGTATTATTGGATCGTTTGTATGGGTTTGTTTATTTCTTGTTCTTTTATTGATTTATGCAAAACTTGTAATATCATCATGGTTGTTCAATATGTTACCTGTTGAAGGTTCGATGAATGCATCCGAAAATATGACCAAACTTGTAGCCGATTACGGATTCCGCGAAGAAACACACGATATTTCCGGCGTGAAAATACATTGTGTCGTTAAAGACACACAATCCACCACACCCGACCCATCCGGTGTCCTCGTATTCATCCACGGAACCGCGAGTTCATCCGCCACATTTTTCGATACGATGAAAGCATTACCGACCACGATGAAGTGCGTCGCGATCGATCTACCTATATTCGGGATAAGTGGACATATTGATCCAGAACGGTACTCAACCAACGAAAAGTTATGCACGGGGTACGCAGACATCATTGGACATACACTTCACACATTGGAAATCCTCGAGCAAACGATCCTTGTCGCGCATTCTCTCGGCGGGTTCCTTTCGATCTATGTCGCCGACCGCTTCCCCATCAAAAAACTCGTCCTTTTAAATCCCGCCGGTATTCTTCCAACGCTTGGTGTATGGGGATACTATTGGGCAATTTTCTTCAAAGCAGGACTGCCAACCACTGCATTTCAGCTTACAATGGTTTCGTCCGACCTTCTAGTATATCTAGGCCGGTTATGGTGGACTGGTTCACTAGAACCCCGCGATATTAAAACCGAATTTTGGTTATCTTTTTTCGCAAACCCCGCAAATGAAGGCCATCGAATCTTGCAACGCCTGATTACACTGAAACCGTGTTACTCTTACTGGAACACGCCGGCGATTTCGACGCTCATGGACGCTTATAAAAAGGTGCCAACGACGGTTTGTTTCGGCGTTGAGGACACAATTTGTCCATCACATATTGGGACATTCTTGCGTCGCCTGACCAATGGAGAGATTAGGATTCACAATATTCAAAATGCGAATCATAATCCATGCACAAATACCCGGTGTATGGTGGATTTTCTTACTTCGGTATCCAATGATACGTTCACGCAACCAGAGAAATCGTGGCGGCGCAAAATGCCTGACAATAAGCGTAAATCACGATCCCACCGAGGATATTCGTATCATTCACTCGAAAAAACAAGTGAATCATTCAAAGCAGTATATGATTATATTCTTATGCGTACAACTTGCTATCCTCCACATTCCGAGTCACTTCCTTAATAAACTTGTCTGCATCCAATAACTCATTAATGTTCTCCTCCCAGTTTTTGCGATACCGAAAGAGGAACCCGACCAACCCGGCCATGGTAATCTTCTTTTTGTTGATATGTTCATTGAACTTGTCAAATTGACTCTCGATTTCTTCCGCTGTCATTTCCTCCTTTCGCATCATGTCACGGAATAGGTGTTTGACGTCCACCTTCTTCGGATAATTCATATGAATAATCATATCCGTTCGACCTTGACGCAACAATGCATGATCCAAATTCTCTGGATGATTCGTTGTAATGAATGAAATAAGACCTTTCCTGAAAAACACACCATCCAGCAAGTTCAAGAGGTGACTGAACGTAAAACTACTTTTATTGTCATTCGTGCTTGCGCGTTTCTCAAAGAGACAATCAATATCCTCAAATAGAAGTACTGACTTAGGCGGAATATCGCGGAACGCAGCGAGTGCAGTATTATTGTCCACGTCGTGATTGATCGAGAAGATACAAAGACTATAACCAATCTCTCGACACATCGCCTTTATCATACTCGTTTTTCCGCTACCAGGAATACCCGTAAGCAAATAATTCTTCTTATACGGAATTCCGAACTCGTCATACTCCTTCTCCTTCTTTAAGAAATCCGTAATATCAGTACGGAGTTTCACTTTTAATTTCTCATCAAAATAAACAGTATCCAAAGTTCGTGAAGGGATTTTATTATAGCGCATCCACTCACCGTATTTCGACATCACGTAAACGTGGAGTTTCGTATCATCTTGTTCATTGTTTTCAAGGAAATTATCGCTTTCACGGTAAAAATGGTGGAAGATTTCCGGAGAATCTGTGCGAATTGTCATGCATTCAAATTTCTCTGCACCATCGTGCGTACCCACCGTTTTTTCTTCTTGGCGGTATATCATCAGAAACTCAGTAGTCTTCTCTGGTTCAGTCTTAGTTGCGGGGACAGTATATGTATACTTGTATTCACCAAATCCCATCTGCACATAACAGAAATCATCCTTATCGTATTTAAATGGACGACGACGGAGTTTTAGAGGCGTAGGGGCAGGTTTTGTTGTCTCTGGATTCGTTACATGATAAACAGTTGGTGGCAAATACACCAAATTATTTATCGTGTGATATACATAGAGCAACATTTGGTTTATGATATTAGGACTATCGGTATAATATTCATACTGTCCTATAGGCATTTTCTTCAAGTCGATCACAAGTTTTGTGGATTGGTCAGTTCCGGCTTCACTGTCTGTGTCACTGGATACATTCGTCTCACAGGAAGCAAGAGTTTTAAGCGCAGCGTTTGCACGGGCGTATTGTTCACGCTCTTCTGGGGATATAGAATCGGCGCGTTCGAGAGATGACATTATCGTTCGGTATGATGTGATACGATATACTACATATAATAGCGTATTGTGTTTATATTATATAATTGAACACGTCGACCACCCGAAAGAGGTTTAAATACTTTTACATATGTCAATTACACGATACATTCAATGCTTGCCTGTCTTCAACCACCAAAAGATGTGTTTCCGGTCGCTCCACTAGGGACGTCATCTACCACCCCAGCGCTTGCACATGGAACGAGTCTTTATAATACACAGAATGACCTTCTTCTTCATAAGGTCCTTCGGTTTTATAACGAAAATGGCGGTGAAAATATGGATAAGATGCTTGCAGTGATCAACGGGACGACGAATATTTCATTGCGCATTATGGATTGGTTTGTCACCAATTATTCGAAGAAACATTATACCGTATATGATCTCGTGGGTGATGCATCTGTTACCGCATCCGCATCCTCTCGACCGAAGCGGTTTAAAGTATACGTAGATTACAAACTGAAACTCCGTGCGTATTCTAAAAAGAGATTTGATCCTTTCTGTCGTTGGGATCGGATCAATGTTCCTCATAAAAACGGAACGACCTATATTCAGACAACATTAGGACAACTCAACTTCTTTAAATGGGCGATTGAAAATGAAGTCCTTCGTTATATTCAAGAAAATTATACCGCGATTGAAGCAGATATGAACATTCGTAACAATACAACACGTAAAATGGCAAAATCACACCAAACATCATCAGCAACGATTGACGGATGCGAAATTAAACCAGCAATTGATGAAGATGGCGACGTTGCAACGAAAACAAATACCGCGGTATCGAGCGAACCTAAATCAACGATAAATAATAGCACCAGCACCGCCGGAAAAGTGAAACATCGCAAGAAACGCGAAGAATTATCGTCTTCTGCAACAAAAAGCATTAAAAAGGAATTCGTGGATATTGTAATCACGTTTGATTAACTGAAATAAAAACAAATAATAGTAGTAGTATAACTATTATTTGTTAAAATAGAACCATGGGAAATCAAGTTTCACTTGTACCCAAAGTGAGCTATGAAGATATTCAAATGGTCGTGTATCGAAACATGCATGTTCAGCATTCAACACTTTTGATCAATACACTTCCACCAACATTACAGCATTGCTTGATCAAAACAACATTGGATATTCGGTTTGAAGAACGTATTGTGAATTCACTTATTCATAAAAATCCAAACATAATGATTATTGTTTACGGGAAAAACTCGAATGATATAACGATCTTGCATAAATACGAACAGTTAGTGAAACTCGGGTTTACAAATGTTCATATTTATACGGGGGGTATATTCGAGTGGATGCTTCTTCATGAAATCTATGGAAAAGACCTTTTTAAAATAACGAACTATGATATTGATATTTTACGATACCGTCCCAAATCCGTACTGTTAACTGAAATGGCGGGTGGAGCTGCCAATATGATAGAGGATGAAGGTGTCACGGGTTACATTGAAGATGGAACTTTTTTAAATTCAAATAAAAGACCTAATTCTAACACAAAAAATAGACAAAATAACGATTTTCGGGTTGATATTCCAACTCAAGATGATTCAAATGACAATGATAACGACGGAATCATAACATCTGGTATTAAATGGTTATTTGGACGGTAACAATTATTCCCGCCACGAACTATACCCAATATGATTCAAACATCCACGCTCAATTAAACGGACAGATGAATCAACATCTACTTCAGATCCATCATCGCGGAACTGCGCATGATACATGGTTGTTATCACATCGGGGCCACACACCCAGAGAATATCGGTTTCTTCCCATTTATCTAGATTCAAATCGAACAAAATAGTTAAACGCCGTATACATTCACGAATACATGTCTCCAAGAAAGGATGGCGTTTGAAGTTAGAAGCAAACGCAAAATTCGCGATACGCAATCCATTACGTGGATGTTTGCATTCTCTCGGACCTAGTTTTTCAACCGGAACGACGAATTCTGTAAATAATATCATCCTGTCACATTTTGGATTAATTGTATTGAATGGATTAAATACCATAAGACAGTCAACATCTAAATAAAATCCACCATGTTTGTAGATATACAATAAGCGCCCCAAATCCGCTTTTACAATCCAATATCTATCCGGAATTTTTGCCCATAATTCGGCAAGACCATTAAATGAAGAAAGAATCGGTATAATATCATGAGGTGTTACGATACTATAATCTGGCATGAACATCCTGTTTTTTCGAATACAATCCATCGGAATCGATTTACGTTCATTTGGTTTGAAATTCCACATGTATACGATCGAGTGATGGTTCATCGTGTATGAATACTATCTTTGACCATATTTATATAATTCCATTTATGTCAGTTATCCTTCCACTTGTTCGTATAATAGGAGAGTTTCAACTTGTTATAATGAAATAAGTTGTCTATATGTTTCAACTTAAACTCATACATCGTTTGCTTCAATAAAGTAGGAGTAATATCTTCCCATTTGTCGACAATTAACACCGGAAGATCTTCAAATAATTCTTTGAATACGTTTGAACGAACGATTGGTATACAACCACAAAGCAACGCCTCCCATGTTCGATGACAATCCATACCATTTCCAAAAGGAGACAATACGAATGCATATTGAGTCATGTTTTTCCAGGTATCAAGTCTTGGTATGAATGTTTTCTGTTGATAAAGTAATCCTTTCGGTATTGTTGATACTGCAGACACGCGGTCATTAAAACGATCGATACACAACATAACATTCGAGTAAATCTGCATCTTTCTAGTATAAAATGGGGTCATTTTTGATCGAATTTCTTTTAAAAGAGTACGTTCTTGTGAAAGCGGAGTCGTAGCATGTTCGCCTTTTGTTAACCATCTATGTTTTGGATATGCGCTTATGGTATGATAATCCATACCAATTGGTATTTGCTGCAGTTTTGATAACACCCACTGAATTACATCATCCATCGTCGTAGGTACCCCCTCGGTTTTAAATACTAGTGCGTTTGCTTTCCATAATTTGGTAATTTTATCCTTCAAAAATCCATGACAATCCTCAAGATCCATGTTTTGGCAATACAAACCCCGAAGAAGTGGGTTGAGCATAAATAGAACAAATAGATTTGGTTTCTGCGGAACAGTCTCTCGAAACATTGTTTTATCTCCGTCTCCGGAGACAATAATAAACGGGGTTTGGATTTTTGAAGCGTACTCAGAAATGAAGGTTTGAAATGCATCACCGCATATGTATATAGATACTGGCGACGTTGTCCCCGATGATATAAGAGATGGTTGTGATGCTATGTAATCATGAATATACTGTAAATTGGTTGGGCAACTTGATTTTGGTACTGGAGCATGAACCATACATGACTTCAATAACCCTCTACTGGATACAAACTCGCATGACGTTTCATCTGTCATTATATGTATGAATCCGATTGAATAAAAATGTCGTGATAAATATACCTATGAAGTATATTTATCTAAGTTATGATAAATGATGAGTCGTTACAACAACCCGCGAATAAACTCAGTAATACGTTCCATTCGATCTGAAAGTATACGCGGTGATTCTGAAATATCTTGATTTGCAGGAAGTTCCAATAGTGCGCAATCTTTTTTGTGAATCCAGTCTTCGTGATACTGGTGACAACGTTGAATGTAATCGGATTGAATGGTTTCTCCTTCTCGCGCACGTTTTCCAATTCGCGCAAGACACACTTCCGGCGATGCATTGATGTAGACGATCCCAGACAATGGTACATCTGTTAAGAATTCATCAAACCACAATGTATAAATCTGGAACTCATCATGGGAAATGTCACCGACATCGTACAACATTTTTGCAAAAACATTGCGATCCGTCTCTACACTTCGTTCGGTAATAATGAGTTTGATTTTTGGATTATTCACCGCCTTACGCAACAAAGAGAGACGTGAAATATACGCCATCATCTGAAATTTGAATGCATTTGCACGAATGTCTTTGTACAAGTTTGTCAAAATATTCACACCATCCTTGTCGCAAACTTGATTCCACAACGCAACTGGTTCGTCCAAAAAACAAATTTCATCAATCGAAGTAATTGATGGAAACACAGATGTAGAATCATCAATTTCACCTGACATACGTTTTTTCAAGTATTGTTCATATTCATAACATGTCATCGATTTTCCTGAACCAATATTTCCATCAAAACTAACAATAACCGGCATGATAACGTTAACTGTTCACTTCTTGAAGTAAGCGAGAGGGGTGGTGATATACATTAGACCGTTATATTTAATTCAATTCTACTACGTATTATTGGTTGTAATACTTTTTACGTCTAAAATTGATTTAAATCGAATACGATATTTTTAATGTATCGTCTATTATAACGTCAACAACGACAACAATGACATCAACTACAATGAAAACTCCTGGAAATGAAACACTCGTTCAAGTGAAACTCACCGGTGAAGAATGGAATAATGCCGAAATTATGGAGCCAGAACACGAAATGCGAATCTTGCAATTAATCATTGATGGGTTTCATGATGTGAATCGAATGTTCAATCCACATCAATCGCTTTTCTCCCGTTTGAAAATAACTGGGACACCTGAAATGGAGGATTATCTGTTTGATGAATATTTCCGTAAACGGGTTGAACGAGTAACGGCAACCATTCGAAAAAGCGGTGATTCACGTTGTTCATTTGAAATTCAATCCAAATCCAAGAAAACGATGAAAAAGGTGGACCTCATGCGAATTCAGAACATGAATACGACATTTGGTGGATCAGGTGACACCTACGATCATCACCTTATGGATACAATTGAGTCGATGATTTCCGCCAAATTCGAATCAGGCAGCGGCGGAGTTACCCCTGCCGTCGGACCCAATGAATGGATGAAGCATTATTATACCTTGAAATTGATGCTTCAAAAATCAGTAACCGGAATCAATACACACATTATCGATTTTGCAAACTACATGATTGAACTGTTGCGCGATGAGATTCAAATCATCGGATTTCTTCGTAATGCGTATCGTTTCATTGAACAGAATGAAGCAGTATTCAAATACGCGGATTTTCAGTTATACGAGCATCAAAAACAGCTCTTTACAATTGCCAAACGACCTGGCGCAAAGCTCTCCCTTTATATTGCACCGACAGGAACAGGAAAAACACTTTCACCCCTTGGGCTTTCAGAGAAATACAAGATCATCTTCGTTTGTGCCGCACGTCATGTTGGTTTGGCATTGGCAAAGGCGGCGATTTCAGTGAAGAAGCGTATTGCTTTCGCTTTTGGTTGCAGTAACATTGATGATATCCGTCTTCATTATTTCGCGGCAAAAGAGGCCATTCGTGACAAACGCAGCGGTCGTATTCGAAAAGTAGACAACAGTATTGGCGACAATGTTGAAATCATGATTTGCGATATTCGATCGTATTTGCTTGCGATGCGCTACATGATGGCGTTTCATCCACTCGACCAACTACTGATGTACTGGGACGAGCCGACAATATCTCTTGATTACGAAAACCATGACCTGCATCCCATTATTCATCGAAACTGGGCGGGTAATTTAATCCCGAATGTTGTGCTGTCATCCGCAACTTTACCGCGCGAAGATGAAATCGTAGAAGTGATTCAAGATTTCAAGGTGAAGTTTCATGACAAAGATCCGGAAGTTTACAGTGTTATTAGTCATGACTTCAAGAAATCAATTCCGATTGTGAATCAATCTGGATTCATTGAACTACCGCATTATATGTTCGGTGAAGATTATGACCAAGTGTTAGAATGTGTCGAGCATTGCAAGATGTATAAGACCCTCATGCGTTACTTCGATCTTCGAGAGATCTTACGGTTTATCGCTTTGGTCACGAAACGATTAAGTGAATGTGAAGAGAGCGACGACGATGAAGAAGAAGACGACGACGACGAGACAAAAGCAGAAAAAGCAAAATACGCAGATGACGTGGATACGGATGACAATCGAGGACTTGTTATTACATCTCAGCGTTACTTACCAGAAAATATGTTCTCAGATATTGGCGAAATTACAATGACAAGCATCAAAGAATATTATCTGCTTCTTCTTGAAAATATACGGCCGAAGTATTGGGCACGTATCTATGATACACTCATTGGAGTCCGCAAACCAAAATATGCTTCAGTAGTTAACTTGTCCACAAGTGATGCACATACCCTCACGGATGGACCAACCATATACCTAACAGAAAATGTCGACAAAGTTGCAGCATTTATGCTTCAAATCGCGAAAATACCAAATGTAGTAATGGAGGACATTATGGCAACAATTGACTTCAACACAAATGTACTGGAAGAAATTAAAAAAACCGAAAAAATCATCAAAGACCTCGAAGGTGAAAGCAAGGAATCGCACGCGGCAGGAGGGGATGATGAGAAAAAAACACGAAAATTCACATCAGACACACGCGTCAACCCAGAAACAGATCGACTTCATATCAAGGTAGAAGAACTGAAAAAGTCGGTGAAATATACTGCCCTGCATGAACTCTTTGTACCAAACCGTCTCGAGCATTTGAAACGTTGGACTACACGCACTGCAATTTCAAATGAGTTCACATCATTTGTCGAAGATGAAATAGTCGAGCAAATCATGCTTCTTAATGTCGCGACACACTGGAAACTCCTACTTCTCATGGGAATTGGCGCCATTACAAATGCGACTGATCAAAAATACACGGATATCATGAAGACACTCGCCAAACACCAAAAATTGTACTTAATTATTACAGCAACAGACTATATCTATGGCACGAATTATCAGTTCTGTCATGGATATATCGGAAAAGATCTGGAAGGCATGTCGCAAGAGAAAGCCATTCAATCGATGGGGCGAATTGGACGCGGTGCAATTCAGCAAGATTATACGATTCGTGTTCGTCATGACGCAATCATTCGTCATATCTTTACAGCATTACGCAGTTCTCAGAAACCGGAAGTATGCGCGATGAATCGGCTCTTTGTCTCAGCGGATACAGATGCGGATGCTTAACTGAACATCTCTTCGATAAGCTTTTCCAGTGTATCGTATTCGAACGTCCATCCTAGCTTGTCACGAGCTTTGGAAGCATCTCCAAGCAATAATTGAACCTCACATGGACGAAAATATTTCGGATTTATTTTTATTCTTATCGTTCCATGTTGGTCCTTTCCAACTTCAGACAATCCTTGACCGCTCCATGTTATCGAAAGTCCCTTATATTCAAACGCCTTTTCTATGAAATGACGGATCGTATGGGTTTTTCCAGACGCAAGAACAAAATCCTCAGGTATAGAGTGTTGAAGCATCAACCACATTCCATATACATAATCTTTTGCATGACCCCAATCACGTTTACTGTCGATATTACCAAGTTCAATACAATCCTGCGTTCCTTTGAGTATATTCTTGATCCCATCAACAATCTTCATTGTTACAAAATTCTCTACACGACGCTTGCTTTCATGGTTGAATAAAATACCGTTTACCGCAAACAAATCATATCCTTCACGATACACCTTCGTAATATAATAAGCATACACCTTTGCCGCAGCATAAGGTGAAACAGGATTGAACGGGGTATTTTCATTTTGAGGCGTTTCTCTTACTTCACCATACATTTCACTTGTACCGGCTTGATAGAATTTTACTCTTTTTTGTATCACTCGAGGCAAACCTCGAATGATTTCCAACAACCGCAATACCCCTACACCATCTACATCCGCAGTATATTCTGGTATTTCAAACGAGATTGCAACGTGAGATTGCGCAGCTAAATTATAGATCTCAAATACTTCAAAATCAGGATATTTCTGAAGAATTGTATGAATATAATTCGATAACCCAGTTGCATCTGTCATATCACCATATCGTAGTTCCAACTTGTCGCGAATGTGATCAATTCTAGTGTGCGAATAAAGTAATGATGTTCTTCGAACAATACTGAATACTTTGTAGCCTTTCTCTAATAATAGTTCGCTTAGATACGAACCATCTTGACCTGTTATCCCAGTGATAAATGCGAGTTTCATTACGACAGCAACATATTTATATTCACTTTTTATATTTATATGTCTTCAAACAAGTATTGACTATCTTCGTCGTTTTCGCGTTTTAGATAGAAATGATTTTGCATTTTTACACATTTCATCTTCTGCAGAACGGTCTATTTTAAGAGTACGAATACGTGGAGTATATATTACTTTCGATGACTTTATTTCGAATTGTGGAGTATTATCATTAGTTACGTCTACTACTAATTTCGTAATCGATGTATTTTTTGGTACTTGTAATGTGCGATTCATTCCCATAATAAAGCGTTTGTGAGTAAAAACAAGCCAGGATGACGTGTGACTATGATCACTGGATATATAGTTTTGAAACTCTTGAATTACATTAATTCGCTCATTCTCTCGAACACTGCGTTCATAATCTTCCAGTAACGTAAAATCAATCCTTGGAAAATGAATTGCCGTAACTTCTTTTGGAGAAATTGGATGCAGATCACGAAACAGTTGATACATATGAATTCCTGTCGTATGAAACCAACGTTTGAAACCGTGTATTTTTTCTTTTAGCTCAGCAGCGCTGTTGATTTTTGATAGTTTCTTCGTATGAAACTTTACATAAGGAACAATATGGATGACGCTTCGATTTACTTCACTATTGAATGTTGCCAGTGATATCATAGAGGTTAAAACTGTGCGCACAAGCGGTGAACAAATTACCTTATCAAAGTGACCTATTTTTGGTAATTCTTGTCGTAAAAGAAACGATTGTATATACCCGGTAACCGATAATACTGGTTCATGAAGTATATCTTTGTGTGTTCTACGATAAGTATTTAGTTTAGTTCTAGAAATGTTACTGCAACTTTCAGCGTGTCGAACCAAGAAAAGATCGACTGTCATATTTTTATGTATGATGTACTTATAATATACAACTATAATAAAAGCAAAATGTCGAGTACCAGTTCTATTCGACCTCCTCGCCGTAGCGCATTTCTTGTCGGTATCAACTACATTAATACTGAAAGCGAGCTCAATGGTTGTTATAATGATGTCGTAAATGTATCCCAGTATCTGCGTTCTATTTTAGGATATACTTCCGGATCGATCACGATTCTCACCGATGGAAATCGGAATGATCCAACAAGTGCTTCTCGGTTACCACCAACACGTCAAAATATACTTGCAGGATTATCAGCTCTTGTTTCTGGAATGATAGCTGGAGATGAAGCAGTGTTTCATTACTCGGGCCACGGGTCACTTGTCCGTGATACGAATGGTGATGAAGCAACTGGTTTTGACTCGTGTCTTTGCCCGGTGGATTATGCCGTGGCTCCTTCAGCCGGAGGTGGTATGATCACAGATGACGAAATTCGCACACTTCTCGTAAACAAGGTTCCCCGCGGTGCGCGGCTATACGTTATTCTCGATTGCTGTCATAATGGAACTGGTTGTGATATTCGTTATAAATACGAGGATTTCAGTATTCTTCTTCGTCAACGTCCCACTCCTATCTGGCGCACATTACAGAGAACATTCACAAACTCAAAATACAGTGAAACCGCCGGAGAAGTCTACATGATTAGTGGATGCCGTGATGAACAAACCTCAGCTGATGCATATATCAACAATGCATTTGCGGGTGCACTCACTTACGCAGTGTTCTCTATTCTTCGTGCAAACCAAGCCACGATTCGCACCTATTCATGGGGTGCACTACTTCGCGATGTTCGGCAATTCATGCGGGAAAATAAGTATACTCAGATTCCGCAGCTTATGACCGGACAAATTATTTCTCCGGCTCGACCGGTTTTTGCTACTGTAAACGGTAGAGGTGCGTCATTAGATTTAACTCCAAGTTATAGGTTTACTGGAGATTATGTTACTACTGGATCTAGGAGTGCACCATCCGGTAATACAATGTTTTCTTTTGTACCAAAAGTTACTACAACAAAGTCGCCGCGTCATTCGATTCAATTCATCCATTGAGACTCAACCCAACTTGACTCTACTCTATTGTAAAAAAATTGAAATCTTTTTCTTACAATACATGAAATACAGCGATTCAAGCAACGAACGAACGAACAAAATATGGCTGTAGACCCAAAACTGGCAACGCTTATGCGTGTGATTGACGACAACCAAGACAAAATGACTGAAGGTGAATATCTCGAAGCAATGAACGCGTTGGCTGCACTCCATCGCGAAGTCCAAGTCCAACAAGTGCCCCAGCAGCAGCAAATACCATCTGGCCCACCTCCTTCTTACCAAGCATCCGCTGCCGCAGGGTTATTTGCACCTCGAGTGCCAGAAGTCATGAATGGAAATATGACAGAAGCGAATGCATGGCAGCGTGTGAGAAACAATCACCCCGACCCTTACATCAACCGAATTTCTGCGGAGCAATGGATGGATACACCTTACCTAGATCGGTTTCGATATTTGCGCGAAGCGACAGAGCATCAGATCTCCAAAAGAATAAAGTTGCACCGCACTCCTGAACCGTCGGTTTGTCCTTTCATTACGCGACATGCTGTAGGACTCTGGAGTATGGAAGACGACGGCAACACAAACTGGGAATGTGTTTGTGGTTATACTGGCAAAGTGAAAAACTGGAAAAAACACGAACAAAGCGAGCGTCACCAAGACTGGGCCAAGCATCGCACGGTAAGTAGACGAAAAATCGAAAAAATGAAGGCGATGATCCGCGACGACGAGGCCGGCAATTTTACCCGGTTCGCGGGTTACGGGCCAAATCCAGATCAATTGTACCCCGGTGGAATTCGGATCTATACTGTCTGGCAGGACAAAAATGAATGGACACATCCCGAAATGTTTGCAGAGTTTCATCGAAGCCCTGTTCCAGTGTTTCACTTGGACGAATCCGGCAACGTTGGCGAAACGACGACCACGTGGTTTGTTCATCGCAGAAACATATGGGCCGATCAGTATGTTCAGTAAGTAAATAGGTGTGCGTGTGTGTGTATGTGTGTGTCAAGAGGTGCGGGTATGCCTCATTTTTTTATACGAATTCTAGTTGTGTATAATGTAATATCGGTAGTTAAACCGGCATCATGACCGGCTTTTTGTTTTAATTGTTCAAGTGTTTCCGTCATATTGAACCCTATAAACTTTTCGGGAAGCGTCCACTCTTTATCACGAGGTGTAATCCACGACCCATCCTCTTTTGCATTTTCTAGTAACACATCTGGCAAGTAAATCGCATTTGTCCGTATACCATGCCATCCACGAATAAATGACGTGGTAGACGTGTCTTTGAATAAATATGTAACAATGCATCGTGTGATCGGGATGTTTTTATTTTGACCTCCAGTGAGTCGACTTTCAGTTTTTGCCTTTGACTTTACTTTCATTATAAAAGCTTTTTCCATATGTGGAGTCCAAGTATGCCCTTCAACCGGAGAGAACCATTCACCCAAACACTCTCTGGCGTTCATTTTTGAGTCATAACAGGTGACAAAAATGCCGTCGATTGGTGGCGAATCGCGTTTCATCGGTTGAAATACCGGGCGTATCAAAAATGAATGATATCCGACAGCGTTTTCTCCGGGACTTCGCGTCCTTCCGATCCATTGAAACGAGAGATTTGGATGTTTGGTTTTGAATACTCTAAATGTGCGAACATCGTCGATTTCATCTAGATAAGGTGGTGTATCGTAAGCACATTCTAACGAATCCGTTACGATCGCATGTGCCGCTTTATTTTCATTATGTATTGCATAATCAAACGGCTTATGATGAGAGAAATCTGCAGATATAATATAAAAACTTCCGTTGATATGGCGATGACGTCGGTGTGTCCTCTTGTTACGATGATATGACTTATCTTTTCGTCGTCGAATCGTGTATCTGCCTCCAGCTACTTCTTTAAACCATTTATTTTGTATACTCCTTATGTTTACAGGTAGAAATTTGATACCCTTGGTACTTACGTTCCACTTTCGAAAATAATGAAGTATCGAGCGAAACGGAACGTAAAGTTCATGATCACATTCTGACGTAGAAATACTTGACAATATTACGCGATTATCTACGGTTTCTTCGTTTGTGTCGTCGCCGTCATTGACGTCTGGAATTATCATATCTGGTTTTTCATTTGCAGGAAAATAATAAATATATACTCGTTTGATTTCATCTACATTTTTTGGTCGAAACTGCATTGTATGTTGAATAATATCACCTGTATATTGAGTTCCTGCGTGGGGTAATACATATCCGTAGAGGTCATCTACTACGATCGATGGTCGTTCGATCGACGATGATAGATCTTTCGAATGAAACCACGTTTGTTCCATCATACTATATATACTAAATAAAAAGTGTTAGATCATAAACACACACACTCTGCTTACCTCATATTTTTCGCGTCATTGTCCTTGATAACTGTTGTTTAGGCTGCCAGCATTTCACTTTTCTTCGACTTCCACTCATCGATCCATTCATTGAACGCCTCGCACGCTTCTTCTTTTGAGACTTTCCAATCTGAATAAACCCCTGCAATTTCGTTGAAGCCTTTTTGTTTTTCTTGTTCTAGGTTTTCTGGCTCCAATATATCGTCAGCAAGTATTCCCGCATCGCGGAGTGTCTCAATGAAGGAACAGGCCTGTTCCGGCGTGATTTTGTCATCCGCCAACAACTCAGCGGTTTTCTTGAAAAGTTCCTGTTCTTGTTGTTTTCTGTCCATTTCTGCGTTCGCTGTATTCTAGTAAATACAGAAAAGCATTTCAATTTTCTTTAAAATAGAGACAAAGTAAAACATCATAAAAAAAATAAATTCACACACACGCACGCGAACACGCACTTATTTACTTACTTTGATGCTGTATATATTTCATGATGATATTCCTCATTGTCCGGGCACAATCACGCTCGAATTTCGTTTTGGTTTCTTCGGGGAGACGCTTCAACACCGAGGTAAGCTCCACCTTGTTCGCCCCGGAGGTTGTCATTGATGTTGTATCCACTGCCTGTAATAGCTCTGAAGCTGCAGTCGCCTCATCGTAAGTTGGTGGGGTTTCTCTCATGATGTAGAATGCGTGGCGATTTTGTCGGATCGGTGTGTCATCCCATATCACCGATCGCATCCACTCCCAATGCTCCTGAACCCTGTTTTCGTATTCCGTTCGGTCCCGGATGTCAAACCAGTCCTCGTCGCCTTTGATCAGCATGACAAGTCGGAAATCATTGGTGTAGTGCTTGTGATCGCCTGTCATTTCAATCCAAATCCGCGATGTTTTCACGTATTTTTCCTGGTATTCGTCGAATGCGGATTGAAGAGCTGGAGGAATAGGATGCTGCCAATCCTTGATGTTTTTTTCTTCGAGCATGTGCGGAAAGAAGACGTCTTTTGCGTACTTTGGAGGCTCAACAATTGTACGCGGATCAGTCTTCACCCAGCACGGACTTTTGCAGTATGTCGGGGTGTGTCCGTGTTCGCCACAACGCGCGCATTGCTGTTTCAGAAGTTCAGGGCAAGTGATGGTCGCACCAAATTCAGGACCACTTTTTGTGTAATGCGTCTTACAATCTTTGAGTGGATACCCGCGGTGCATGCAATACTTGCAGAACGGGCGTCGCATGTTTGTTGATTTCGTTTGGGTTCGGCGCGTTATGGATCGCGCAAGAATAGCTTTTTGTTCGTCTTCGGCACGTTTTACTTCTTTTTCGTGGTCCCAAACATTCTTGAAACGTATTGGGCAAAATGGATCCCAAAATGGTATTGCTGCTTTGAGTTCGCTTTGGGACATTTTTTCCAAACGATATGGAGGGAGTTGAGCAAAATCCAATCGGCGGTATTTGGGTTCAGGAACGGTCATTGGCGTAGTCATTGTTGTCGTAGTTGTCTGTCTCTATGAATCACTGTAATTTCATGATATTCAAAAAAAACATTTCAATTTTCCCAGCCAGATTGTATTCTTACCATCCAAATACAGATTCTTACCATCCAAATACAGATTCATCCAATTCGTTATCGTGATTGACGCGATCTTCTTTGAAGTGAATCGATTTTATCGGTTTTCCGTTTTCCCAGGTCCCTTCAAATATAATGATCTCACCTCCGTCGCCTGATTTTTGCACATTCACGCCATATCCGTTCATTTTGTCGTTCTCCCATGTTCCAGCATATTCGTACCACCTTGCGTATTGTGCATTTTCAGCAGCTTCATCACTCGTATAATTCTTGAGTGGGATGCCAGACACAAACGCAGGAGTGCGAAGAGTTCCGCGACCATGGCGCAAATGGCTCAACCCGCCATTCTTAATGCTTTCGGCATCATTTTCGCGCATATGTCCCATGTAAACACTGCCGTCAGAGTAACTGTAGATATGTTCTTGGGTTGCTAATTGACGCGCAAGTTCGGCTTCTTGTTGTTCGATTTGTCTTGCCATTCTTTCTCTTTCTAAAAATCCAAGTATAGACTGATTCAGATACTGATGATCCATCAACGCTGAGCTATCATAACACCATGAAAACATTTCAATTTTATTGAGATAAAAAAGTGTTAGTCTCATACACACATACATATTACCTTACCTGATGTTTCCAGTTTGAGAGTTTGCCGTGTTTACTGGCCACAGAAGAAGGGCATCGAGCTCTGGTCATCGCACTCAGCGATGAAATCGTGTTCTTCGCTCGTCGTGAGGTTTGACATGATGCACTCTTGCAAGAACTCGCGAGTCATTTTCTCAGGGTCGCACACGAAGGGTTGATCCGTGTCTTCATCGCCCCAATTCGACGCGTGGTTGAGATTGACTTTGCGAACATCGATTGCTGGAGTCGCTGGAACAGCCGGTTCGTTGTCGGTGGCATGCTTGGATGCGCAAAGAGCAGTTGTCTCGAGATTCAAACGCACACGAGGTCCGTGAGGGTGCGCGTAGGGCTGACGACGTTGTTGTTCGGGCGCAGGCTTCAATGCGGCTTGAAGCCAAGGTTTGGAACGACGGTCTTGTTCGCGGTAGTACGCCTCATCACGCTCACGACTTTCACGCTCACGGCGTTCAGTGTCTTCGCGAAGGCGATCATACGAATTTCTGCGATCGATGTAGCGCTCTTCGCGTCTTGGCTCACGCTCGATGTAGCGCTCTTCACGTCTTGGCTCACGCTCGATGTATCGCTCTTCACGTCTTGGCTCACGCTCGATGTATCGCTCTTCACGTCTTGGCTCACGCTCGATGTAGCGCTCTTCGCGACGGGGTTCTTCACGACGGGGTTCTTCACGGCGGGAACGGTATTGAGGGCAGTAGGACGATGTGTGTCCAGTCTTGTTGCAGATTCGGCAGGCTTGGTTCAGGAGAGTTGGGCAGATGACTTTTCCGTTGGGTCCTGGTTGATCCTTCACGTAGTGGCTGGTATATTCCTTTTCGGGACGTCCTGCATCACGGCAGACTTTGCAGAACGGAGTAGCAGTAGCGGTATTTCTGGACGACGACATTGTATACGATTCGGTTATTTCTGGTTGGAAGCACTGTTGGTAGCTGATTTGAGAAAAAACATTTCAATTTTTTTTCAAATCCATTGTTTTAATATACATCATGTTATTTTTTAAAATCTATAAAACTATTCTAAATGCCCCGCTACCATCGTAGATGAAAATGAACGTACGAAATCTTCTAAGTCTTTTTCAGTTACATCACTTCGTTTTCCGCGAGGTGCCCTAGGGGTAGGGATGTCATCGTCTTCTATCGTCGCGGATATAGAAGACGTATGTAATTGTTGAATGGTATGATGCATTCGATGTTAATATTATATACATATATTTTTATATCACAATAGTTCGTAAACATGTTCATTCATCTCGCGGTGTTCACTCATTGGACGTAAGCAATGGTAATCGGAATATACACCATTTCGAATACGATCACGTATTTCATCATTCATTACAAAATATATTCGATCAAATCGACAAAATCCGGTAGTTGATTCTTTTAAACATTCGAGATTATGGGTTCTGCTGTTCCATTCCATTACAGTTTTATACAAAAGACGTTGGTCTATATCCCAACCTTCTTTTCCAGGTGCACCATCAATAACACGAGACAATCCAATATCTTTGATTCTATTGCGAATTTCATCGATACTATCTATCTTGAATATGTCTTTCCATACCTTCGGAGTAGCCACATTATAACACATGGCAAGTTCGTTGTACTCAAAACATACATTTTCCCGTAAATAAATGAATTTATCATTGTCATAGGGGCGAATATTTTCAGTATAATAAGTTCGGTTCATCGGTAACATATCCATATCAGTAATCATGACCCCATTTTCATAAGGTAATAAACAAGGATAAAATAAACGAATAATCTGCGCCGTAAAACTAGTCAATACATATTCAATCGGTGCGAATAATATAATGTGGTCTTTGTATTCTTCGTACTCCTTTGGTATAGCATGAGCAATCAGAATAATTTTTACATCTACATCTGGGTATAATTTTTTCCATGTTTTCACAAAGATTGGTATAAACTCAAGGTATAATGGGTTTTCATTTACTGCAGTTACAATGCAGTCTAGTTTCATACTCGAAATAGATCCGGTTGGTAAATATTATAAGTTAGTAAAATAGATTATTCACGTCTATTAAACGAAAAGGTAAGGGATGTGGTTAACGTTTATTAATGTAATATATCAACTCCATATTTTCCTCTAAGCTTATTTCCTAAATGTTGTAATGCAAGGCAGATGATGGATTTTTCGGCATCATTATCGCCGACCGGGTTCGGACATGAAAACGTATATGTTCCAGTTTGGCGAATTCCGTTCGTAGTATCTTTTTTATCAAATACCAATGATACAACTATCTCATTTGGTGTTTCGCGTATAAAACGTAACATTGTGTATTTCGGGATATATTTTGTCCATCTTTTACATATCGTATCTTGATGATCCACTCCGTCATTATTCACTCCGTCATTATTCGTATTTTCTAATTCGGTAACAACCTGATTCGCATGTTCAAGTTTTTCCATAATTGTAATTTTAGTCGATTTTGAACTTACCCATGGTTTTTCAAGTTTGGGATGTGATTCTACCTTAAAATATTCTCGGTATTGTTCTTTCCCATTTTTGAGTTTCATTATTTCACGATAATACACAACATACTTTTTCATCATATTTTGTGTTACACCTGGCGGTAACATTTGCGCATTCTGTTTTCTTTCACGCTTGTCGTTTTTCACCAAAATAATCGTTTCTTCCTCCATTTTGTATATCTTCGCTATAAAACATATAAAAATAAAACGCTCCTAAAAGGTAAGAACAAGAACAATTCCTTCCATAGTTATAAACCAATGGAATTAATTCAATCGAAAAAACAGGATCTTTTATCAAAACTCACGTTTAATTTATCGCAAATAGGTTACGCTCTTCATAGTAAATTATGTTATACAAATCGTATTGATGTGGGTATAAACGACTTCACTGAGTATGCTGCACAATTACAGAACGGAGATTCCATATTTATCTCTACGAAAGAAACAAAGATTTCAATTGATTTACTTACAGCAATATTGCGTGCACGAAAAGTGTGTGTCGTATTTTATATTATGGAAGAACCGCTTGTTCCATGGGAGGTTGTCTATATGTTACTTACAGTAAGTAATAAGATATTCATTCAGAACAATACCTATGATCATCCAAGTATTCATATTATGCCAATTGGTATACGTGATTGTGGTACAATTGTAGCGATGCATCGTCGATTTAACCAAAAGTATCTATTAGATCAAGGTGTGGCAGCAGAAAGTCGTTTGTTTGATCCTCGATCTATAAAATGTCTCCTTTGTTTCAGTATATGGACACATCCAACACGTAAGGTATGTTATGACCTACTTTCTAATGCATCATTTGTCTATAATTTGAATGATGACCCATCGCCGGAAATGCGCGAAGCACGCGAGAAACGTGACACTCCGGAGTTTTCTCATGAAAAGGTACCCGAAGTGGTTGTTTACCAGAAAACACTCGAAAGCCAATATGCACTTTGTCCGCGCGGTTGCGGTGTTGATACGCACCGATTTTACGAGTGTATTTATCTTGGTTGTATCCCGATCGTTATTCGGACAAATACGGTATTCGATCGGTTGTATAATGTGTTTCCCTGTCTCATTGTTGATAAATGGGAAGATGTAACCGAAGAACTATTAGACCAAAAATACATTGAGTCTTCTGCGAAAATGCGTAGGTTTCATGAAAAATATCCAAATTTCTTAAGCGACTTGAAGAGTATTGGTCGGTTATTGAAAAAAATGTGAGTGTAATATATAGATACACCCAATTCTTCATTATGCCTACTACTACTCGCAGTCATAAGTGGTCGATGAAATACAAACGCAGTATCAACTGCCGGCGTCCACGCGGATTCTCTCAGCGTCAACATTGCAAATATGGGCGACGAGGGTGGGGTAAGACTCGACGACAAACGAAGAAATGAAATAAATTGAAGTAGTATTTGTGAATTGATATAAATGTAGTCTTTCTCTATTGTATAAAGAGTACATGTTGTCATCATTCATTCGGAATTTTATGATGCGCAGAAACACCACCGCAGCCACAGTTACGCCAGTTGTACTTGGACGTTGGAGCATTCAATACGATCCGCGCATCATAGACTGTAAGGTATTTCAAGCAAACGAAGATCATTGTGGATGCTGTGTGGATCATCTCGCCGCGGATAAAAGCCGGAACGAAGCTCTAGCGAAGAGAATACATGATGAAAAAAACGAGGAATATTTGTTGCCGTATATTGTATAATAACTGCCGGTATTATATTCAACTACAAATGATGTTTAATCACATATGAGCTTAATAATCCGGTAAGTGACGAAAAAAACAAAACGGTTTTGAATATATCAAAAAATTCATGTTTATCTGGAATATGAATTTTTATTTGTTCTGATATGTCTATATATTTGTGTGTTTTGTGATTGCCGTTCTTACCAATATTGAAATGGATAAGTGCCTCCATAAAAAATATAATAAATGTGATAAACGTAATTACAATAAAGATGGTCTTCATTTTTATTATATATGAGTAAAAAATAGTGGTTTGGAAATAGATTAAATTGCAGTTTTAGGGTTTGGTGATCAATCCATCGCTGTAGCCTCATATTTCGCTTTTACTTTCTCTTTCAACTTTGCGATTTCATCTTCAATTGTATAATTTTCAGGCAATACCATGCGCAATCCTTCACGGACCCCATCGACGCGTCTTCGTTCATATACTAAGTGCGGTTTTTCGCGCATCACGACAAACGACATATACTTCGGCAACACCACAACTAGTGCGGTATCCTCGGGGAATATGTCTTTTTCTAAATCACAGACGACCTGATTTGCCGATTCTAATTTCTGTAAAAGTGGTACTTTATTTGATTTGCTCGACATCCATGGTTTGATAAGTTTTGGATGTTTTTCCACCTTGAAGAATTCTCTACTCCGCGTATGTTCTTTATTCAACCACTCTTGATAGTATACGACATATTTCTTCATCATATCTTGAGTTATTCCTTCGGGTAATGCACGAGCATTATATTTTCTATCGCGTTTGGTACCATCATCCGCCGTACCCTTGCTGTTTTTCTGTTGTTCTTGCATTGTTGCAATGCGTAAGTTGTTGTATCGGTTATTCAATGGATTTCGGTCGAGGTGGTCGACACTTACGACGCTGGTGCCTTTTCCATTCCCCCATGTATCCATGATAACTTGATGAATGAAGATGTTATTGTGACACGATATATATCCGTTCGTGGTCTTATACCATGTCAGCTTCTCGCCTTTGTTGTGATTCATCTCGTACTCCAGTATTTTTTGGTAGCTCATGGGGCATAATTCACAGTATTCGTTTGGTTCGCAATAGATAATGATCGAAGTGATTTCGCCTGTTTGAGCATTTCTGATTTCCCATAATGGATTTTTCATTTGATTTGCAGTTCGCCCTTGTGTTTTTATGTGGCCATCTTTAAATGTTACTATTGATTGGGTATTGTATTCACTGCAGATATAGTCATTTTGATATTTGAAATGATACATTATTCATGTATTAAAATATATACATAAATATTAATTTTCAATTTTACGAAAAATTAAGTATAAAATTTTTATATTTATCTCGCGATAAACATAAAATTAGACTTCAAAATATAGTGTAACGCATACAGACAATTTAATTGCTGTAAGCACTCTTATTCCTCTAAGTTTCCCTAGAGGGAGGACTGTATCTTAAGCCGTCTCTGGTTGCTTAAACCATCATCAACGACCCATTTCCGTTCAGTCTCTGACGCCCTACCATAGACTAGCATATCGCCTTTAGGTAGTGAGCATGCGGATTGCCCAATCCTTTTCATTATTACCATACCCAAGTTCATTACTCTTGGCCACTTATTCCTTTCGGAGATAAGCTTGGTAGAAAAGGCTCTAAGGGGTTTCCCGAACAACAAGAAATGTCGCATTTCCGACGACAACAAGTCGGAAACACTAGCAGCTAGTCATATCATCAATATTGTTGATGGTGAGGACATAAATGGTTTTCCGTAGCTAGAGCTCATTTGGCTACGGCATGCTGCTTTTAGGCCCTGGTTCACAGCTGATAGTATGATCATCATCATTACTATAACTGTAGCGTTAAGGCCTCCCATACCGCTCATCACACGCAGAACGTTGTAGTTGACGGCATAGACGCGCACCTTGGCAGTGTTGGTACCCTCAACGGTGGCGTTGGAGAGAACAAGCTGCAAAGTGGCGTTATCAATACGAGAGAAGTTGCAAGAGCCGGAGGGCTGGTGCTCCTCGGGTCTCAGTGCGAAGGAATACAGGTTGATACCGGTATCGGGGGCGCGGGTGTGGTGCTGGTGAGGCTGAACCAGGTCGAAGTAGGTTCCCTCACGCTCAGAGAAGCGGTCCTGGCCGTTAAGCTGGAGCTTAGCGGTGACGACGGGATTCTCACCCCAGCAGTGCATATCAAGAGAGGTCTCGGTAAGAACAAAAGTGCCGGCATCAGAGACGCTGGAAGTGGGTCCAGCATGTCCAAAGTTGGGCAAGTTGTAGTTTGTAGAAGCCGCTCCATTGTCTCCGAGCTGCCACCAAGAAGTGCCACTGGCAGTAGCATCCTGAGCGGCAGCATCAGTGAAGAGACCGGAGGAGTTGATGTAGGCATTTCCAGCAGTGTTGACAACGGAGTCGTGAGATCCGAAGGCCATAATGGCGTTGGGCAGAGCATCAACAGCGTCGGTGTAGTTGAAGGGCTGAGCACCAAGGAGGCGGTTAAGAATAGTTCCAGACTCAAGAGAAGAGCAATAGTCGACGTTCTTGTCAGGCTGGACAACCCAGATAAGCTCCTTAACGGGGTGGTTGAAGTTAAGCTTGATCTTGTTGGAAGAGGAACCGACAGACTCATCACCGGTGAACTGAAGCTGCTCGATGAGGTACTCGTGGGGGTTCTGGGCCATACGTCTACGCTCATCAGTGTCCAAGAACACGTAGTCAACGTAGAGGGAGGCAGCGACGAGGGACTGGTTGTAAGCGGAAGTAACCTTCACAGCAGCAGTTCCGCCAACGGCGTTGGTGAGACTGGACATAGCCCACAAGCACTCCTCAATAGGGCGGATATCAAGGTTGATCTTGACCTCGTGGTACTGAAGAGCGATGAGGGGAAGGGCCAGACCGGGGTTGCGGCAGAACCAGAACTGGAGGGGGACATAGAGGGTGGTCTCGGGGAGAGCATTGCGGGGAGCGCAAACCTGGCGAGGAGCGTTAGCATCGCAAGGGCCATCGATGTCGTTGAAGGAGGGATCAGTGATGAAGGTAAGCTGGGTAGTGTTACCGATCATCTTGAAGTAACCGCGCTGCTGCTCGGTAGACATGGTAAGCTGGTTCCAGATGTGCATCCAGTCTCCGTACTGACGGTCGATGCGCTGACCACCGATCTCAACCTCAACCTGAGAGATGAGCTGCTCACCGGGGAAGTCGAGCCAACGGGCATAGACGTTTCCACCGGAAGTGTTCTTGAGAGACTGGCT